GTCGAGGAGGCCTCGAGCCCGGTGCTCGGCGAGGTTGTCGTTGGAGACGCAGATCTCGTAGCTGGTCCGCTCCTCGTCGGCGGGGTTCAGGGAGACGGTCTCGAACACGCAGATGAAGTCACCGAGGATGGCGAAGCTGGAGTCTTCCTCGTTGGCGAGCACGGCGGCCAGCTGGGCGAGGGAGTCGGAGACGCGGGCGATGGCCTCGCGGCGCTCGGCGGAGGTGGTGTCCATGCGACGAGGGTAGCTCAGGGGGAGGTGATGAAGCGGTGCGGGAGGGAGGTTCTTTGCTATGAACGAAGGTGCTGGAGTTTGGTTGGTATTTCGACACGGGCAACGCGGGAGGGGGCCAACGGCGAGAGTCCTGCCGCGCCGCCCGATCGGCCGCACACATCCGGGGAGGCCCGGATGTGTACGCACACGTGTGTGTGTGCGTGTGTGTGCGTGTGCACACGCCCGCGAGCCGCCCGACTCGCGTGCCTCACCACGTCCTCTCACGTGTGAGAGCACGCGCTTCACCACGGCTACCTCTGGCGCTCGACAGCGCCAGAGCTACCCGGCGTCGGACTGGATCGCCGTCTCCTCGATGCCCGCTGCCTCGAGGATCTCAGCGTCCAGCGAGCGCACCTCGTCGACGTCGTGCGAGACCTTCGTCTCCGCCTTCGACGGAACGAACCGGTTGAGCACCGTCTCCGCTGCGCGGATCTTGTCCTGCGCCTTGGCGTTCGGATCGTCGAGGACAGAGCGGATCGCCGCGACCGCCTCGTCACCCAGGGACCGGAGCTTCTGCTTGAGCTCCGTCTCCGCGTCCTCGAGGCGCTGGGCTGCCTTCACCGCCGCCGGCGATGGGTGACCACGGGACGCACCACCAGCTCCGTGCATCGCACAGACGAGCGCGCCGTTCACCGCCCAGCGACGACAGCGTTCGCCCGAACGCTTCGACGTGGCGCGGCACTGGATCTTGAGGGGCTGAGGCATGGGAGGCTCCTTCTTCACGGGAGTGGAGAGCAGGCTCCATCCCGGACTGGGGGAGGAGCTACCTCAGAACCCTAGCCTCCGCCGCCTTCCAAGGATCGTCCCTGGTCCAAGCCAAGCTCCGCCAGGCAGTCGGGACACGCCGACCGAGTGGCCTTCCCCATCAAACTCAGGCCTCGCTGCCCGCAAAGCCCGACCCTCCCGTGTCTCGGCCCGCGCTCCGTGGCGTCCACCAAGTGCGTCAGCCCGTGTGCGACGTTCGTGAGCCGCCCGAACCGGTACCACCTACCGTTGATGTGAAGGTCCCACCAGCTGTGCCGCAGCTCCGGCCGCCAGAACCAGCGCCAGCGACCACCGCCGCTCTCACTCACGACGTCGTGCAACGCTCGAACGTGATGCTCCTGCATAGTCTGCATCCTCCTCAGCGACCCGTGCAGCCGCATCACAGCGACACTACCAGGAGCAACACCGCTCTATTCACGCGCTGCACCGTCTTCATAGTGTTTCGGAAACTACCTCTATACGTACGTAGCCTTATAAGAGTTACCAACCGACTATGAAACCACTGCAGCCGGTGTAAACAACGATGTTTCCCGTCGTCAACGCGCCGCCTCACCCTGCACAGTCCCGCACAGTCTGCACCCGCCTCTCATCCCCGAGGCAACCCTCGTCGACTCTCGCCCCCTTTCGTGCCGTACCAAGTTTCTCGTGCAGGTACTCTGCATTTCGTACCCTTCCAAACGAGCAGATCTCCCACCAGACCGCCCTATTTCATCCCGTCTACCTCCCCGACGCCCTCCCCGGGTACCAACCTACCAACCGCCCGTCTACCCGCGAACGTACGCCCCGAGGTCCAGGTCGCACGCGACGGCCAGCCTCGCCGCGACGTCCAGTCCAGCCCGGCGCTCGCCAGCCCCGTCTCGGAGCCAGGGGTACAGGGCGTTGTGACTCAGGCCCGCCAGCCTCGCCAGCCCGCAGGCCGTGAGGTGCTGCCGTCGCATGAACGCCTGCACGTCGTGCTTGAACGAGGCGTCATCCCAGCAGCACATCACGTCTCCCCACCAGTCGTACCGCCTCTCCCTGCGCCAGCCGCTCCGCCAGTCCCTCGACCTCGATCCGCGCCAGGCGATCGACCAGCTCCACGACCCACCACGGCTCGCACGAGTCCCAGTACCAGACCCCCTCCCTGCCGTATGCGCCGTCACGGCCGCGCACCTCCGGCTCGAGGACCACCCTGCCGTCTCGCAGCGCGGCGAACGACGGGAGCCAGATCCAGCCCTCACCTCCACCCTCCACGTGCTTGCGGCAGGCGATCGCAGAGAGGGTCACGGCCAGCTCGCAGCCCTCGCCCAGGCGCTCCACGCCCGGCTCGACCTCCTCCCAGCCACCGGAGCGTCGTAGCCGGTCCGAGCCTTGACGCACCGGCAGCAGCTCGACCAGCAGCCCGCTCTCCAGCGGGACGTACCGCATGCGATCCCCGGGCGACGTCGCGTGCCCCAACGAGCGGGCCAGCTCCGAGGCCTCGTACGTCTCGCCGCCGGGTGGGCAGACCAGCGCCACCACGGGCAGCCGGCGATCCCGACCCTCCTCATCCACCAGCACGACGACGTCCCTCACGATCGCACCAGCCGAACGCGGTGGGTGAACACGACGTGCTCCGGCTCGTACTCGTCGTCCGGCGAGGTCGACGTGTAGCCGCGACGGAGCGTCGTTGAGACGACCTCATACACGTCCTCCTGCGTGCCGTACCGCCAGCGAGGTTCGATCTCCTCGCCGGTGTTGGCGTCCACGAACCGGTGCTTGCCCGCCAACTCCACGCCGAAGGTCACGACGGCTCGCACCCTTCGACCCGGCCCAGGTCGACCAGGCCGGTCACGTTGGGGTAGAGCGACATCGGACCCCAGCGCCAGCCGATCGCGGTGACCTCGTACCGGTGGCACGGCTTGATCCGGCCGTAGAGGTCGGACGTGTTCCACCGCAGCGCGATGATCGAGTCCGCGACCTGGTACGTGCCACGCTCCGTGTAGACGAGGTACCTGCAGCTGACCTTCCCGTCGCCGTTGGACGAGCACACCCGCTCCTTGCCGGCGACGACGGTGGTGTCCGTCTCCGGGCGGGCGTACGAGCCCCACAGGGCGACGATCGCCACGATGACGATCACCACCGCGATGAGCACGCTCAGGCCCCTCCCGATGTCGTCGGCGACCTTCCCGTCTCCGTCTCGGTCGATGATGTTCATGCTTCCTTCTCCTTGTCGTTGTGCTGCTTCCGCAGCTCGTTGCGCACCCCTCTGAGTGCGACGTCGATCGGCCACAGCCGTAGCAGCGCTGCGATCGCGATGATCTCCCACCATCCCACGGACAGCCTCACTGCTCAACCCCTCCGCAGGTCCCGGGCGACCCGCCAGATGATCCCCGCCAGCAGGCCGTCCAGCTTGGCGACCGCGTCACGCAGGTGTCGCACGTCCTGGTCCCAGCCGGCCTCCAGCGACGGCACTCCCTCGTGGTCTAGCAGCACCTCCAGGTCGAAGGCCATCGCGGCAGCCAGCTGCCAGGTCGACCGCTCGATGTTCAAGACCAGCCGCGCAGCCTCCTGCCTGGCGTAGTGCTCCCCGTCCTCGAACAGGAGAGCGAGCACGCGATCCCGCAGCTCATCCTTGCCGAACAGCCGACGGCACAGCAGCTCGCGGACCGCGCCTTCCGCCCAGTCGTTCCGCTGATCGAACGGGATCCCGTCCTTCACGAGGTCCTTCTCCGTCGCCATCACAGGTCCCCCACGGTCTGGCAGCCGCTGACGAACGCCTCCGCCAGCGCCCACGCCTGCACGTCGGAGCAGCCCGCCTCGACGGCGATGGCGTACGCGGTGGCGCGCATCGCGCCGTCCATCGAGTCGGGGAACATCCGGTGCGACCGCCGGCCGTTCACGACCGGGACCAGCATCGAGCTTCCGTCCGGCGGCCAGGTCGCCTGGGCCAACTCGACCAGGGCGGAGCGAGCCTCGCCAGGTGCGGTGCTGTCCTCATCCCCGGTCGATCCCGGGTAGTCGACCCGGTCGTCTGGTGCATCCTGCGAGGGGGCCATCAGCGCTGCCCTCCCTTCCCGCTACGAGCCGCCCGGCCCTTCGCCCGCCGGGCCTTGGCCGACCCCTGCAGGTTGAGGCCGGTCTGCTGCAGGAACCGCGCCTGCCTCCCGGCGTCGGAGAGGCGGGGCGACGAGACCTGCTTGGTCTTCTTCCCGTCGTTCTTGCTCACGTCTTCCTTCCTGGTTCGACCACGGCGGCCAGACCCTTCCACCACCGAAGGCCCGAGCCCCCCGAAGGGACCCGGGCCGGCCGGTGAGGCAGCTGTGCGGGACGGTCGCTCAGCTCCAGTTGCCGGAGAAGTCGCTGTCGATGAACTTGGCCCGCGCCGCGTTGATGGCGTCCTCAGAGAGGTTGCTCGAGACGGAGGTCGATCGGCTGCCCACCGACTGGGCGTTCTGGACGAGGCGACGGGTGGTGACGAACGCCACCTTGTCGTAGGCGGCCAGCGGAGCCATCGGCTCGGAGTCGCCGTCGGGGAAGATCAGGAGCAGGACGTCGAGGCAGAGCTCCTTGAGCGCGTTGGCCTCGGCGAGCTCGATGCCGAGGTCGATCATGTCACGCGCCGTCCAGTGGCCCGGCTCGCTGGCCTTGGCGACCATCTGGGCGGTGATGGCGTCGGGCCGTGCGATCGCCTTGTCGATCGAGCGGCTCAGCGACCGCTCACGCCAGGCGACCTTCTCAGCCTCACGCTCTTCCTCGGTGGGGACCGACCGCTCGACCTGCAGCTCGGCGTCGCCCTTGATGATGAACGAGCCGGTGTCTTCGAGCGTGACCACCACGTTGGTGGTCTTGCGCTCGATCCGCTCGACGGCGACCCGCCCGAGCGCCGGGTTGATCACCTTCTTGCCGGTGACCACCGTGTCGAAGTCGACCGTGACCAGCTTGTCGCCCTTGTTGAGCTCGGTGGCCTTGATGGTGTGGATCTCGATGACAGGCATTTGCTTCGTCCTTCCGTCCTGCCGGGCGAACCGTTCGCCTCGACAACGATAAGTCTAGCACACTCCCGTGAGGAATGCAACAAGTTCTTGAGAAATCTTTCGCGGGTCACTCCAGGCGGTCGAGCGTCTCCTGATCGAACGAGCCGTCGAGTTGCCCGCCGCGACGTCGCGTGACGCCTGCGCCGGCAACGAGCAGCCGCTCTGATCTCACGTGCCCGGGAGTCGCCACGACGCCCCCTTGATCGCGACCTCGCCGCCGACCCCGACGCCTCGGAACGCCTCGTCTTCCATCTCCTCCCACCCGTCGACCCACGGGCCTGCGTGCTCGTGCTTGGCGATGAGGCGCCGCACCTGCTGCGGCTCGTAGCGGAACACCTGCTCGATGTCACCGAGCTCGTAGAACCTCGAGCGAGGCATCGACGCCTCACGGCCGTTCGAGTAGTCGAGGACCCACGGGATGCCGTGCATGTTCACCTCGACCCACGCGTGCCAGAACCTCTTGCCCTGCGACGGGCCGGGCCGCCGCATCCTGGGCAGCCCGTGCACGAGCTTGGGCCTCGCCTCCGGCGGCAGCCCTCCCGGGCCGATCACGCCGGCGAGCGCGACGATGAAGCAGTCACCGCTCATCTCAGCTTCCGTCACATCACTCACGATCCGAACTCCTCACGGTGCTTGTCCCATGCTTCCTTGATCTTGCGTGCGGCTCGATCCTTGCGGTCCCACGCGGTGTCCTCACGGACCTTCCGTGCGGTGATCCGCTCGCCGGCGGTGGTGCCGCAGGTGTGCGTGTCCCGGTCGCCCTCACGCCACCACGTGCACGCCGCGCACTCGTTCATGCGGTCTTGAATCTCCACCGCCTCGACCAGCGCGGCGTGCCGACGAGCCAGCGTGCGGATCTTCCGCAGCGACGCCAGCTCCGCCTCCCGCTTCGCGATGTCCTCCTCCACGTACCCGAGGATGCGGAGCGCGTTGTCATCGGTGTAGCTCATCACACCGCCTCCTTCACCGGCAGGCCCTTGAGGCAGGTGTGGAACTTGACATCCGCCATGAACTCTTCCTCGAGGAGATCCCAGCAGGCCTGCTCGTCGGTCGACCAGTCCAGCCCCGCGATCACCGACGTGGTCTCCGTAGACGTCGGCGACGACGCCGAGGCGGGACTTGGTGGTCACCGCCCAGTTGTCGCCCGTCTTGGGGCACTGCTTGCAGTCCGCCGAGTGAACCGTGAAGTAGTGATCGGCCCGGGGGGTCCGGCAGATCACCACGTCCGCCTGGGTCATCGGGGCCGGCTTGCCGGTCGAGCCGGTGCGGCCGTAGATCTCGGCGCCGCTCCGGGTTCCGGTGAGGTTCCCGTAGTTCCCGTCTTCGACCAGGTGGCAGCTCTGCTCCCGGAGCAGGAACCGCAGCTTCTCCTTGGAGTAGCTCACCGGCCCGGTGTAGCCGAACTCGTTGGGCTGGGCCAGGAGCTCCTTGCGCGACATCTCTTCGATCTTCACGACCGGACCTCCAGCACCTTGCGGAGCGCGTGCTCCATGACTTCTTCGTACCCGTGGCCGTCGAGGTCGTACACCTCGTTGCCGGTGGCGATCTCAGCGAGCATCATGGCCGCGTCACCGTCGTGCTCGATGTTCGTCGGAGCCGGCGTGTCGTCGATCGCTGCCTTCATCTCTTCGATGTTCATCTTCCGTCCTTCCGTCCTGCCAACCCGACCGGCTGGCAAGAACAGTTCTAACTCACATCTGGCTCCAGGTCAACAAGTTCTTGTGAAATCTTTCCAGCACGTCTCGAGCGTCTCTCCAACGAGCGAGCCGCTCAACTACCCGCCGCCTGGCTGGTCTCCCGTCTCGAGGAGACCGAGGGCGCGCTCGCCGGCCTCGGCGAGCAGCAGCCCGAGCGCCCAGGCACGCGAGGTCCACCCGTTCCTGCGGAAGACCTCATCGAGCTGCGGGACGGCGTCACGCTGCCGATCCACCTCGGCCGTGGTGGCGACGATGATCTCCTCGAACCGAGCCAGCGTGTCCTCGTTGATGATGATGACCTCCGGGACGAGTCTCATCGCCGCTGCCTCGCATCCTCGAGGACGTAGCCCGCGTCGTTGAGCCGCTTGATCATCTCCTCCGCGTTCAGCTCATCAGGCTGCCGCCCACGTTCGATGGTCCAGTCGGCGTGCTCATTGAGGAACTGCGTGATGACCTCCTCGACCGTGGCGCGTGCGGCACGACGACCACAGGCTCGGCAGACCTCCAGCCCAAGGAGTGCCGCTTCCCGCTCCGTGAGCTCCACCACCTCGATCTTGGGCGTCCACATGGTGACGTCTTGGCCGAGCTCCTCATCGAACCGAGTGACCGGTGGCTCGGCGTCCTGCGGCTTGGTGAGAGAGCCGCAGTCGGTGAACAGGTGGAACCGCTTGACCGTGATGGGTCCGTCGTTGGTGCGGTTCACGAGCATGGGCAGATCGTTCACGATGCACCTTCCTCACTGAGGTCCAGGGAGCGCACCAGCTCGATGTACGTGCGTGCCGCTGTGTGCAACGAGCGCCACACGTCGGAGTCGACCAAGTCGTCTCCTCCGTACGCCTCCTGGGCGGTGAGGATGCCGGCGTCAACCGCCGTCTCCACGAACTCCCAGGTGACTTCGGCGGCGAGGCCGTCGATCGGCTCCGACTCGTCTCGGAGGTTGGTGATCGACTGCGGCGCGTTGGCTTGCACCACGTCGTGGTGCGCCTTCATGGCGAGGATGACCTTGTCGATGTTCATCACTTCTTGTCCTTCCCGGGTCGGGTCTGCTTCTTGCCGCGATCGGCGCGGCGGAACTTGGGCGGCTGCTTGTCGAGGTACCGCATCAGAGCCACTCTCCCGGCTCGCAGGTGGCAGCCTCCACCATGGCGTCGATGATGGCTTCGAGCCCGCTCTCCTCCGGAACGACTCGCGGGTCCTCATCGTTGATGCCGAACGAGTCGATGCCCACGTACAGCTCGACCGCCGGGTCGAAGCCGTCTCCCGTGCCCGGGCCGAGCACCGCGACCTGCTCCGCATCTCGGATGTCGCCGGTGAACAGCTTGGCGCTGGCGAAGATGGTCATGCACCCGCCGCCGGTGCGCCAGAGCTCGGCGGTGAGCCCGCGCTCCTCGAGCGCCTTGACGATGGTGTCTGCGGTGAAGTTCATCTCTTCGTCCTTCCGTCCTGCCGAGCCGTAGTGCCCAGCGAGATCACCATAGCACATCGACACGGGCATTGCAACAAGTTCTTACGAATCTTTCAGATGCCCTGCTCTCGATCCTCGAGCCGGTACCTGCTGGCGAGCATCACGCGCCGCTCCGCACGTTGTCGATCGTGGATGCGTCGGACGAGCGCTAGCACGTACCCAGCGACGCGGTCCTTCTCCTTCTCCGACATCCGCGCCACACGTGCTCGCTCGATGTCACGGATGCGTGCTGTGCTCAAGAGGTGACACCTCCTCGGTGCTGCACTCCTCATGCCTGTGCTTCGGGTCGTACATGAAGCAGTCACCGCCGGTGACGTGGATCGTGCCGTGGTGCTTGCACACCGCACGGTGACCCTCCGGCACCGGCACCCGACGCTTGGGCGGCTTGCCTGACCGACCACGGCCTCCTCGCTTACTCACGACACCGCCACCATTGTGAGGACGCCGATCACCACTCCAACGAGCAGCACGACGACGAACTGCAGCGGAGTCATCTGATGGCGAACGATGACACGTGGCCCGCTCATGTTGATGATCGAAGAGAGGGACCGCACGACATCCTCGAGCGGCTGGGCGGTCGCGTTGGCGATCGTCACGCAGTACTCGAGGTCCTTCTTGTTGAGCTCGGTGGCTTCCATCAGTCTTCTCCGATCCAGCGACCGCGTTCGTCACGCAGCCCCTCGTGCATCTCCTCACGCCACTGATCCTCGTGAAGATCGAACGGCGTGACATCGTTCGATCGAGGCTCGATGCCCGGGCAGACGTAGATCCCCTCGGGCTCGTCGAACAGGATCCCGTGAGGCTCGTGCGGCACCTCGTTCACGTGATCATCGCACGGGTCTTCCTCGAGGCGCAGCGACGCGCACATCTCTTCGGTGAACACCTGCCCTGCATCGGCGCTCATAGTCCCTCCTCCGTGAGCTCGTCGATCGCCTTCTTGATGTCGGCTTGGAGCGACTCCAGCGACGCCACCGCACCGATCCCGTCGTGGTCGCGAAGCACCCAGTGCTCGGACTGGATGGAGCGCACCTCGAGCGTCACGCCATCCAACAGCTCGAGCACGTTGTGGAGATCGTTCACCTGACGTGCACGGCGACGACGGTCGAGCTCCTTCTTGAGCTGGTCGTCGTCGTAGTGCTGCAGGTGCTGCACGTCTCGGTACACAGCGACCTCGTCACCGTGATCGAACTCACGGTAGTGCCCCTCCTTCGAGACGGTGAGGCGCCACTTGGGTCCGCCGCCGACGTCCACACCCGCCGGCTCTTCCATGATCGGGTACGTCCTCTCAGTCGTCGGGTCTTCGAAGTCGGTGGTGATCAGGTGGTCACCGATGCGAACCCGGGTGACCGGGATCATGAGTCGTTCGAGAGTCATCTTACGTCCTTCCATCTTTCGTCCTGCCCGCTTGTGCGGACTTCTACGACCGTACCACAGGTCAGATCCCGTACGAGTTCACTTGGGTCGGCAGCACCTTGAGACCGTTCCAGGAGATGGGACGAGTCGATCGAGCCTTCACGAACCCACGCTCCTTGAGCTTGATGCCGAACGACGTCGATGTCATCGGCCGTTCGCCGTTCTCCTGGCACCACGACGTGTAAGCGAGGTAGAGGTCCTTCGACGAGGTGAGGGCGCTCTGATCCGACACGTCGATCCTCTCCTCGAGGAACACAGAGAACTTGTCTTGCTCCTCGCGGTACTCCGCCGTGTCCTCCTCGACAACGAGGCACGTACCCAAGCCGGCCTGCTGCCAGAGGAGGCAGCCTCGGACCGCCCAGGCGAGGAACGCACGAGCCACTTCCGATGACGGGTCCTTCATCATGGCCTTGAGCCGCATGTCCTGCTGCGCCTTCGGCACCTCGACCGGGAACGGCACGCGCTTGATCCGACGCCAGATCGCGTCATCGTACGCACGGGGCGCGTGGTTCGTTGCGATCCACAGCTTGAACGTCGGGATGAACTCGAAGCGCGTCTTGTAGAGCTGACGAGCGGCGATCTTGTCGCCACCAGTGAGCTGCTTGACGAGCGCCTCGGCGAACCGCTGACCTTCCTCGATCTCAACGGTGGCGACCATGCGAGCTCCGAGCATCGAGGCAAGCTCATCCTTCGGAGCCTGGGAGCCGCGCATGTGAACGAGCGTGTCGGCCTGCGTTGTCATGGACAGCTCGCCCAAGACCGTCTGCATCCCATCGACGAACGTGGACTTGCCCGAGGCCTTCGGGCCGTAGATCATGAAGAACACCTCCTCGACGGTCAGGCCCGTGAGGGTGTAGCCCACGGCGCGCTGGAGGTACGCCTGCAGGTCGGTGTCGCCCTGCGTCACCGAGTGCAGGTACTGGTCGAAGATGGCTGACGTGGCGCTCGGATCGTACGTGACGTGTGATCGTCGCGTGATCATGTCAGCTCGCCGGTGCTCACGAAGCTCTCCGGTGCGCAGGTCCACGGTGCCGTTCTCCACAGCGAGGATCATCGGGTCCTTGTCGAAGTCGTGCACGGACGACACGAGCAGCGGGTCGGTGCGAGCCAGCGTGACCATCGCTTCGATGCGCTGCCGTGACTCTGACGCCTTCGCCCAAGCGAGCCACCGCTCACGCTCATCGCCGGACTGCCGAGCTGCGTACGTGAACATCGTCGCCACAGTCTGCTTAGCGAGTTCCTTGTGCCGACCCAGCTCATCGACTCGCCACTTCGTCCCATCCCAAACGAGCCAGTCGAGCTGTGACGCGTACCGCACGTCGTTCTGGTGCTCGTTGGCGAACCGCTTGGCGTTGCCGACGTCGGTGTCCTTGGTGTCCGGCGGTGGCGGCGGTGCGCCTTCCTGCGGGCCTGCCGCAGCCGTGGGATCCCAGTCCGGGAGCGGGTCGGGCTCCACCTCGCCCCACACGCGATCGAGCTTGCGAACGACCTCCTCCCAGGGCCACTCATCGCCGGGTGGCTGCTCCGACTCGGACCAGTGGCGCTTGAGCTCCTCAAGCGCGTCCTGGTACGACCAGTCCATCTTGCGAAGCTCGAACGCCCGGGAGTTGAAGAAGTGGTCACGCGCGCCCTTCGGCGGGCCGGTTCGACAAGCCTCACGGTAGTCGTACGCGGGAGCCGGGGCTCCGTCTCCGCCGTGTCCTGTCCTGACTCTCGATCGTGCCCCTCTGAGATGCCCGAGAAGCGGCTCCGCGACCGTTGCCGCAGGATCCGTCGACATCCAGCGATACGAGCCGCCAGAGACGTGCGAAGACGGCGCGACGAGGACGTAGCCGCCCTCGGCCTTGATGTCGACGCAGGGCAGCCAGCCGGTGGCGTTCTTGATCCCCCCGGGCCACGTGTAGAAGAGGTGGCGTCCACCGGACCCGGTCTCCGCCTCGAGCGTGCTGGGGATCTCCACGCCATTGGCCTCCGCCCAGGCCTGCAGCTCGATGTGACCGTCGGTGTCCTCACCGATGTCGAGATCCACGACGAACAGGTTCGTCCCAGGCCCGAGCGCGACGGCGATGTTCGCCTGCGGCCAAGTGTTCCACCACTCACGAACGACTGCAGGATCGCATGACGCGTTCTCCAGCTTGCGCCCCATCTTGACCAGCGGGTGCTTGCCTGGCGCGGTGCAGAACGGGTTGCCACAGCCGCACATGCCGTCGGAGGTCCAGAAGATGGGGATCACGCGCCAGCCCTGCTCCGCGTAGGAGAGTGCGTGCTTCTTCATCATGCTCACTGCCAGTGCACCTCGATCTTCGGCGTGCCGAACTTGTGTGGGTCGAACGGTCGTCCGCCCGTCTTGAACTTGAAGAACTCGCTGAGCTCGTGGGCCTCGTTCTGGACGATCATCTCAAACACCCAGCGGAGGCATGCGGCCTCGGACTCTTGCGCCGCCTTGGGGCACGGGGCGCGCCAGACGTACGGCCGCGCCGGCAGTCGTGGGTCATCGGCGTCCTCGTCCACGAAGACGATCACGAGCTCCTGCTCAGACATCATCTCGTCGTTGAGGATCCGACCCGCGACCCAGGGCTCTACGGTCAGAGCGTGGCACCGGTACTCGACCGACGCGACGACTTCGTCGAGGATCGTCATCGGGGGAAGAGGCTGTCGACCTCGTCCTTCGTCCACGTGAACGGTTCTCGGCCCCAACGGTGCAGGGTCTCGCCGAGGCTGATCATGGAGAAGATCTGGACTTGCGAGCCAGGACCGCTCGACACGCCGGACGGCTTCACCATCGAGCCGCCGTAGTTGCGCCGAAGGTAGACCCGAGGCGCGTCATGCTGCTTGGCCACGATCTCGAACAAGAGGCCAGTCTCGTCCTCGAAGAAGTAGGCGCGGTCGGTGGAGACGCCGAGCAGCAGGCTCTGCGGCTCGACGGTGAGGCCAAGGCACATGAAGATGGCACGGCCTGCTACGGCTCGCGTTCGGGCCACCATCTTCTGACGACGGAGTTCCTGCTCCTCCTGACGAGCGTCATGCGCGGCGAGAGCCTTGTCGATCAGCGACGGTGTGCGGCTCGGCTCGAACCGCTCGAGGAGCGCCACGCACAGCGGCGACTCCCGCAGGTTGCGCTTGATGTCACCAAGAGACAGCGACGACGCTCCCGTGAGGAACGTCTCGATCTTCCGAGGCCACGACTTGCCGACGTAGCACGCCCAAGCCAGCGCGTAGTACCTGGGCGCCTCGTCCAAGATGAACGAGTACACGCGACGAGCGTGCTCTGGCGTCATGTCATCGACGGCCCAGCGCTTCCCTCGCGCGTCACCCCACCACACCTCCTGGACCATGCTCCCGTGGTCGTGCGTGAGCCACAGGACCTCGGCCCGCTTGCGCTCGTGCTTGGCGAGGGCGTCGAGGAAGTCCATCCCGATCGAGAGCACCGTGGTGCAGAGGTCCGTGCCAGTCATCTCGATCTCGAGAGTCGGCGTCCCGTCGGCGTCCACGTCGGTGATCACCACCCGGGTGCCTTCGTTGAGTTCATACGTCGTTTGCATCATTCGTCCTTCCGTCTTACGTGATTCCCGTGACAGGGTCTGCACGGCTTGCTTGGAACTTCAACCGTAGCTCAGAGCAGCACGGCCCGCTCACGCGCTGGCTCGCGATCTCCAACGCGGCGCTGACGCGCGATGCGACGCCGCGATCGCTCAGACTCACCACCCCAGATCCCGTGGTTCTCGTGCTCGAGTAGCGCGTACTCGAGACACTCGTGCTGCACCGGGCAGCTGTGGCAGATGCGGCGTGCCTCGTCCTGGTGACGTGGCTGGTCCGAGAACCACAGGTCCGGTCCATACGGCACGCACGCTCCTAGTGACTTCCAAGGTAGGTCCATACCAAGCACCCCTTCCAGATCACGTGCGGCGGGAGCCGCACTCCTTCTTCACGAACACGAACCACATCGTGGTTCGTTGGCTCAACCACTGCTGGGAACTGCCGACCTCCGAGTCGGACGTGGTACCCAGACGGAATGTCACCGGCATACACGAGAGACCACCCGTCCCAGTTGGTGAAGCCCCCGCCTGGCGAAGCGAGACGCTCACGACCGTTCACGGTGACCACGTGGGTGTCAGTCCTCATCTTCACGCCGCTCCATCCGTCGCTCCCAAAGGGCGAACCCGACCATGCCCCACAGGAAGAACGCGACCAGCACCGCTGCGATGTACACGCCGCTGTTGGTGACAGCGATCGCGATCACGGGTTCACCACGAGTCGCTGGCCCTTGCCCGTTCCGAGCGTCGGGTACATCCGGTAGGCGTGCCAGTGGTCGACGCACCCATGCGCCCATGGTCCCATGCGCGTCTTGAAGTCGTACATGGCCGGGACCGACCCGTCGCCCAGGAGGGTCCGGCAGAAGTCGCAGGTCGGCAGCACTGTGACCGCAACCTCGCTCCCAGGAGGAGGAGCGATGGCGGGCTCCCCCTCCCGGGCGATCTCATTGGAGCTCATCAGAACTTGCTCCCGCAGACTGGGCCGATGCCGTTGGCGATCGACCGCTCGTCGGTCAGCGTTGCGCCGCAGACGCAGCACGAGCCGTAGAGCGCGCCCCACTCCTTGGCTTCCTCGAGGCTCATCTTGTCCTCGGCCGTGAGACGCCGCACCATCCCGGGAGCGTACTCGAACTCATGAGTCTTGGTCTTGGTCTTCATCACGACCGGCTCGTCGAGCGCCACGAGCCGCTTGGCGTAGAGGTTGCCAGACCCGTGGACCGCCCGCTGGACCTTGTAGATCTGACCGTCCTTGCGGTACATCCCCTCCGTGACGGGCTCGGCGTCGGGCGCCTGCTGCGCCTTCGGCTTGCGAGGGCAGCCCATGAGGAGGTCGATGAAGTTCGAGGTCGCCTTCTTGGTGGAGAAGACTGCGTCGAGGAACGTCTCGGTGACCGTGATGTTGGTGGACGCGATGTCCTTCTCGTCCAGCAGCCGCCGTACGAAGGCAACCTGCTTCTCCGTAGCCGCCGGCTGATCGAGGCGGGCAGTCCCGCGCCCGTGCACCTGCGATCCGTAGGTGCGATCCTTGGTGGGTACCTGCAGAGCCATGTCCTTCATCCTTCCGTCCTGCCGGCGCTGTTGCCGACAGGAACCACCATAGCACAAGCCCGTGGGGAAGTCAACAAGTTCATCTCATACCGGCCAAACGTAGGGCAGGTCGTCGGGCAGGCCTTCCTCGAACAGGGAGCGGTACACGTCCGGCGCCTTCCGCAGCAGGTTCGATCGGTGAGACAAGTGGAGTGCTTCGTTGCCAAGCCAAGGCGGCCGTGGGTCGGTGTGTGTCACAACGAGCTGGTGGTCGACCCACATGTTCTCCCAGGCTCCATGGTTCTTGCCTCGCCTACGCCGCCACTCGTCGTTCATGGCATCGGCGTAGTCGAGGAGCCAAGACAGGTGCCTACGCCACATGCGGACCGCCGGGTGGTTCTGCCAGCCGTAGGTCGGGTCGGTGATGGCACGCCCGATCTGGCGCGCCTCGATGATCTGCTTGCCGAGGCGCCGCAAGTCGAGGGCAGCTGCCGACTCCTCGAAGCTCTCGTGAGGAAGGAAGGTCTGCATCAGCCAACCATCCGCACGATGAGGAGAACGCCGATACCGTTCTCGATCAGGTTGGCGCCTGCCCACCAGCCGTAGAGCTTGGTGAGGAATAGGCCGGCCAAGATCAGCCAGCCTGCGCCGACGATGAGCCGTCGTCTCGTTGCTTCCATGGTGTGTCCTTCCGTCCTGGGAAGTTACCTTCCCGTGTCATCTGATCTCGGCGCTCTTCCGTGCGCCAGTCGTACGGGACCTCATGCCCCATCACGACGAGCCGCATCACGGTGCGACCGGCTTCTTGGTCTTGTCGAACAGGATGCGGTCCGGCGTGATGTACCGGTTGTTCCTGTGGTTGGGCAGCGGCCCTCGCACCGTGACGTACTCCTGCGACGATGAGTGGTAGTACGACACGAACTCGAACCGCTTGCGCGGCAGCCCTTCGATCCGCACCACCGTCCCAGGGATGGTCTCACCTTCATCACCCGTGGAGCTGGCCTTGAGCCCGCGCCACTCCGTGAGCTTGACCTCCGCACCTTCCCAGTCGGCGTCGGACTGGTCAGCGGGCGGGGCCACCGTGTCCTGCGACTCGCTCTGAACCTCGTCCAGGATCTCCTGCAGCCGCCCCTTCGGGTAACTGACCGGACCGGTGTAGCCGGCGGTACGGAGGGCCTTCAGCAGCTCGTCCCGGGTCATCGGCCGAGCGCCCGGTTCGAGCCGCCAACCCGGCGGTGTCCGACGTCGGCACGCTGCCCGTCCGAGCGGCCCGCCCGGGTGGCTGCGCCGTTGACCTTGGTGGACCGGGCGGTGCCCAGTCGCCCGTGCGCTGCGGCGACCGCAGCGTCGACCTTGTCCTTGCGGTCGACCAGCACCAGGGAGACGCCCGGCTCACCGGACTTGTGCTCCGCGACGGCGGTGCGCATCGACTCACGCAGCTTGGTGGCGGCGCCCTCGCCGTAGCCGATGATGTACGACTTGCGAGCTTGGAACTTCTCCGCAGCCGTCCACCAGCTGCTGTCTTGCGCGCCCCACCACTGCTTGAGCGATCGGCTGGCCTGCACCATCACGCTGGTGAACAGGATGTCGAGCCGCTCGAGGTCGGAGTGGAAGCCGTGCACCCTGGCTCGCAGGTTCTTTGAGCCGCCGCTCGAGTACTGGATGACCCGGCAGTTGAGCTCACGAGCGAGAGCGTTGAGCATCAGGATGTGCGCCTTCGAGTAGATCCCGGTGAGGTCGTACGTCTTGTCTTCGACGTCGTCGGCATTCTTGCCCGCCGCCGCGTTGAGCATGATCTCGTCGATCGCGTGCTTGGCTTGGAGGTCAGCTGCCTTTGCGAAGAACGCCTCAGCCTCCTCCGGGCTGCCGGCCCGCTCCGCCTTTGCCAGCAGCTTGATGATCCGCTGCGTGATCGTGTCTTGGTCTGCCATCTTGCTTGTCCTTCCGTCCTGGCCGGTGATTCCGGCCGATGAGAACACCATAGCACATCTTCTCGTGGTGTGCAACAGGTTCTTACAAATGACAACGAGCGACGGGCGACCTCTCCCGGGTGTGGGCAGGAGCTGTCGCCCGCCGCTCGATCAGGCGGCGGCCTCGGCGTAGGCCGGCTGCCGGGTGCCGTTGAGCACCTTCACGACGCGGCCGGCCTTCTTGAGGCGCCACACGGAGATGTACGCGGCCTTCTCCGTGATGTCGAGCGCGGAGGCGATCGACACGGTGGTGATGCCGGTGGGACCGGCCGCCTTGATCGCGCCGAGCACACGCTCATCACGCGCCTGGACGAACGCGTCCTTGGGCCGACCACGACCGCGCTTCTCGCCGGCGCTCAGCTCGGGGGTCGAGGCGGCGGCGTAGGCCTTCCCGTCCTTGACCACGGCGCCCGCCGCCTCGAGGCTCTTCACAGTCTTCCGCACGGTGGTCTCCGACTTGCCAGTGATCTTCACGAGCTCAGCGACCGTCTTCGGGCCGTTCACGAGAGCGGCTTTGATGTTCTCTTCCATCTTGCTTGTCCTTCCGTCTTGCCGGTGTTGGCGAGTAAGTCCTAACCTAACAAGACCACGTGGTCCTGTCAAAGCACACCATCACCGTTCGCTGGTGGCTGCCCGGAACGCGTTGGTGCAGTCGTAGGTCCACTCACGCTCACCCGTCGGCTCACCCGGGTAGGTGGACGGGTTGCCCTCCAGAGCGCGTCGGATCCACGTGCCGATCCACTCACCGCAGTCCACCGGGATGCCCTTGCCCCACGTGAGACGAAGACCGCTGGCACGCTCGAGTGGACGGATGCGCCAGTCGTCCGGGAACCCTTGGATGCGAGCGACCTCACGGTGAGTCAGGGTGCGATCCTCCGTGGGGTGCATGATGAGGTCGAGGCCGCCGCCGGTCACCACACGAGCCATCTTGTCACCACGCCACCGGATCATCTGGTTGTAGCCCATCATCCAGTCCTTGGCGATGAGCTTCTCCAGCATCGTTGGACCCCACGACTCGGGCAACGTGCCGTGAGCCTCGTAGTAGCGCTTCGCCACGGTGGAGATGATCTCCTTCTGACCCCACGTGATGTCCTCGCTGTGAAGAAGGTCGAGGGCACGGCCGATCGCAGGAGTACGACGCCACTGGACGCCGCACACGGCGCCGGTCACCGAGCGACGCGGTCGACTCCACCACGTGGGTGGGCGGCGGTACGGCTGCTTCTCCCAGGTGGACTCCAGGCCTTCGAGGTCGCCGATGACGTCCATGAGCGTCGGCACCCGAGTGACCTCGACCGGGTCGATGCCGAACGGGATGCGGGACACGACCCAGAAGTAGCGCTTGCGAATCGCCGCACCGCCGAGCGATGCGTTGTTGTGTAGCACGTGGTGGAGGTTCCACTGCATGCCCGTGTCGTACTCGAGCTTGGCGCGCAGGTTCTGCATCAGCTCCCGCCCGCCGCCCTTCTCGGAGTAGGCCTGCCCCACCGACTCGAACACCGCGATGTACGGCTGCGTCCGAGCAACGAACCACTCGAAGGCCCACATGCAGTGGTTCACCGGGGAGTCGGCGCCACGGAAGTCCTTCCTCGAGAGGAGGCTGAACCCAGAGCACGGCGGGTTGCCGAACACGACGTGCGCCGGGATCGGCGTCCAGTCCTCTCCGGTTCCGGTCGAGACGTCGGCCTCCCAGTCGTAGCCAAGGAGCTCACGGTTGGCTTCGCAGTTCGCAACGCCGAAGCCTCCCTTCATCTCCTTCTTGCCAACGAGCTTGAAGCCGGCTCTCACCATGCCGAGGGTGAACCCGCCGGCGAATGCTTGGCAGTCCACAGCGTGGAACTGGTCCGTCATGACACGTCCTCATCTCTCCATTCGTACCAGACCTCTCCTGAGGCCTGGAAGCAGTGGTGCGCCGGGTCACCTTGCTGCGCGTGATCGAACCGGCGGTGACACTTGCCTCGGGTCGATTCTGCCACGCATCGGCTGCCGATCGAATCCAAGGGATCCGGGCCCGGGTCTTGGATCCGACGCGGCTCCGGCAGCGTCACGTTGCGCCGTCCTGGTACACGTAGCCGCAGGGGCAGTACTCAACGGCGTCGCTGCTGTCGGTGATCGGGTCGAAACGCGACGTGGTCTTCCGATCACGCTTGCAGATCGGGCACTTGTCCAAGCCGGTGTACCCCTCCGCCTGGCGGTCGGCGTTCACGTTCCGCTTCTCCATGTAGCGGTCAGCGAACCACTGGGCGAGAGCCTCCATGTCCATCTGGCCGTCGGAGGTGGACGCGACATCGACGCCGGAGACCGTGAGCATGATGTTCATGAAGAAGTGCCAGGCATCCACCATCTCCTTCATCGCCGCCGCGTGGTCCACGTGGTTGCTCGACGCCCAGGGCTTCCAGCCGGTCTCCTGGAGCATCTCCATGAGCTCGTCGATCAGCGCGAGGACGTTCCAGCGAAGGAACTCCATGCGCTCCTCCGGCAGCATCCGCGTGGGATCCTTCCCGAAGGACTCACGCTGCAGCTTGAGCTGCGCGACGAGCATGTCAGCCATGTCGGTCATGATCAGGCTCCCGTCAGCTCGTCGTACACCCAGCGGTAGGTACGGGCGAGCCCGTCCTCGAGCGCGATGCTTGGCGACCAGCCGAGGTGCTGCTCGATGAGCTCGTTGTCGCTGTTGCGACCACGCACGCCGAGCGGCCCGTCGATGTACCGCCGTTCGAGGCGGACGCCGGCGATGCCCTCAACGATCGTGACGAGCTCGTTGATCGTGACCATCCGATCGGAGCCGAGGTTGATCGGCTCGATGACATCGGACTCGATGAGGCGGATGGTGCCTTCGACGCAGTCGTCCACGTACATGAATGAACGGGTCTGCTCGCCGTCGCCCCAGATGTCGATGGTGTGGTCTCCCGACAGCACCGCCTGGGCGACCTTCCGGCAGATTGCCGCAGGAGCCTTCTCCCGGCCGCCGTCGTAGGTGCCGAGGTCGCCGTACACGTTGTGGTACCGCGCCACGTGGCAGGTGGTGGAGGTCTCTTCGGTGATGTGGCCGCAGAGCCGCTCACCGAACAGCTTCTCCCAGCCGTACCCGTCCTCGGGATCGGCGGGATACGCGTCACGCTCCTTGAGCCCGGGGATCTGCGCCTCGTCCTGGCGGTACGAGGGGTACACGCAAGCCGACGACGCGTAGAACACGTCGGGCACCTCAGCCTCCATCGCCGCCACCAGCGCGGCGGTGGTGGTCCTGGTCGTGAGCATGCACGCCAGCTTGTTCGTCTCGATGAAGCCCATGCCGCCCATGTCGGCGGCGAGGATGAAGACCCGCTCCGCGTCGTGGCTCAGGCTCTTGAGGAAGTCGAAGTTCCCCGGGTCCCCGACGTCGAACTCCTCGACCTGCAGGTCGCCGACGCGCTGGTGCCACTCCTCAAGCGGCTTCACGTCGGCGGTGACCACATGGTCACCTCGGTTCTTGAGCTCTCGGGAGAGGTGGCCTCCGATGAAGCCACCTCCTCCGAGAACGAGCGATGACGTGCTCATGTGATGATCCTTTCGATGTCGATGACCCAGGCGTCGAAGGCCTCGCGGGTCTTGGTTGGGATGACGGTGGATGGGAGGCCGCGCAGCGCGTCGTACGCCTGCGTCATGCACGTGAGGACGTCCATGGAGTCGTACGAGACGTCCCGCAAGACGTCGGTGACCTGCTGCGTGTAGCGGTAGCCGTGGAGCTCGTTGTCGAGGTCGACCAGGAGGTCGTGGTCGTTGCGGTCTTGCCGGACGAACGGCGGGCCGTAGTGGACGGCGAACCCGAGGTGGTCCATGACGGAGCGCGCGAGGTAGCTCGCCCAGATGTCGTCGAACCGTCCGACGCCGGGCCAGCACATCATGAGAGGCGCCAAGCTCGCGCGCCATCCTGTGTTCTGGCTGTTGAAGGGGCACCACGTGCCAGGCTGCACGACGATCCCGTGGAGGGCATGTGGCGCGTAGTGCGTGACGTGCGGTCGGCACGCCAGCCGTTCGATGGCGTCGATGTCCGGGTCGCCCAGCCACAGGCCGGCGACGACACCAACCGGTGCCCGCTGGTCGTGCGGCTTGAGATCGCTGAACACGAACCGATCACGCATGGTGAGGGGAAAGCCGCGATGGAAGACGGGCGGTGAGGCGACGCCGCCGACGTTCCACCAGTCGAGCTGCTCGTCCACCATCCACTGTGCCTCGCCTTGGAGCGCGAGCAGCACCTCGTGGAAGTACACCTCCGGAGCGAGTGGGATGTTGTCGTCATCGACCGTGACGATGGTGTGCGCTCCTCGGGCGATGGCTTCGAGGATGGCGACGTTGCGTCGCTGGATCGAGCGCCACCCGATCGCTTCGGACGATGCCCAGGAGGTCTGCTGCTCTGGGCGAAGGTACACGTTCTCACCTGGGAGACGCTTGAGCGTGTGCTCGATGTCGTCGTGCGGGGAGATGGTGTCGCCGGTGACGATGATCACGTCACCGTCTTGGAGCCCTCGTCGGTAGTCCGCCAAGACCGTCGGGTCGTTGATGGTGGTCGTGATCAGTGCCTTCATCGCTGGATCCCCATTCGTTGTTCGATCAGCTGCGCGTACCGCAGCTCCTCCGACGCAGCGTCGTAGAGACGCCGCTGCGCTCCTGCGAGCCACTCCCAGGTGTCTCGGCTGGTCGATACCGCCGCGATCCGCTTGGAGAGCTGCTCAGGGTCTTCTACCCGCAGCCACATGGCGAGGCTCGCGAGCTCATCATCGATGACCTCTCCCTTCCTCACTTGGGCCAGCGTCGGGATGATGTGGCCCTGCGTGTCGTACTGCGGATGGAAGAAGCACACCGTGCCGGTCCCGAAGGCCTGCCACGGCTTGGTCGTCGCCCAGCCCGAGCCGGACGAGGGCGTGGTGAAGGTTGCTGCAACCGATCGGAGTCGGTCGTAGTACACCTCGGAGGGCGCAGGCTCAATGGACACGCCGAGCTCGGCTTGGCGCTCGGCGGGCCACTTCCCGTGGATGAACGCCGGCTGCTGCGGCAGCACCCAGTCGCGCATGGCGTCGAACCGGTTGTGCTTGACGTACGCCCGGGCCTCGTTGATGAAGAGCCCGAAGTGCTGCCGCCCCTCGAACGGTCCCATCTCCGTGGGCACGTGCTCAGGCGTGATGCCGCAGATCTCGAGGCGGGAGTACACGTAGCGCTGGGCAGACCTCCACACGTGTGGGTCGAGCTGCTCAGCTTCGAACCCGCACTCGGCCGGCGTGCGGGTGTCGGTGTATCGCTCCTGCTTGTCCTTGCGGGTGAAGTCGTACTGCCCGAGCACGGGATGGCGCAGCGGCCACTTGAGGTCCCGGGCCTTGATGTAGTTGCGAGGATCGGGGCAGAGCCAGATCTCCTCACGGGTCAGCGGGTCCTCCTGCCGGAAGGCGTTGATGCCTCGGACGATGTAAGACGCGTAGCGGACGAACGAGTCTTGCGGGTTGGTGACCTTCTCCCAGCCGGCACCCACGACCGGGATCGGCGTGTTGCTTGTGCCGTGCTGGCCGGTCCAGACGATGAGGTGATCCATCGAACGGAACCAGTCGAGCGTGAGCTCGTCGTGAACGGCGATGATGGTGGCGTGATCGGCGCCCTTCGTGCGGTCGCGAACGATGTCACGCCACGCAGTCCACGGGTTGATGACGTTGGGCGGCATGCCCACGGTCGCCGGGTCTTCGCCGGAGTTGCGGCCGAGGATGTAGAACTCCACGTCCGGGTTCCGACGAGCGAGCGTCTTGAGGGTCAGCGGCGGCTCATCGTCGCCACCGACGGTTCCGAAGTTGTTCGGGTCGAGCGGCATGTTCCGCCCGATCTTGGCGTATCCTACGCGCAAGGTGTCGTCCTTTCATCGTGGCCGAAGCCAGGAGGGGGCAGGGGAACGAACCCCCCTCCTGGCGAACGGACCAGCCGAAGTGCCTTCGTGTCAGAAGGGCACGTTGGGCGCGCCGGGGGCCGGCGGCACCTGCTGGCTGGGATCGGCCACGGGCTGCGCTGCCGGCGGGACCGGGGGCACAGCGGGAGGCGCCGGCGGGACCGGCTGCGGAGCCGGAGCGGCGGGAGGCGCCTCGGGAGCCGCAGGCGCAGGCACCGCCGGCGGAGCGGCGGGAACCGGAGCCGGCTGCTGCATCGGGTCCATCGGAGCCGGAGCCGGAGCCGGAGCCGGAGCCGGAGCCGGAGCCACGGGAGCTGCCACCTGCTGCGTCGGGTCCACGACGGGCGGAGCGGGAGCGACCGGAGCGGGGGCCGGCGGGGCAGCCGGGACGCCCTGGGGAACGGGAGCCGGAGCCGGAGCCGGAGCGGGAGCGGGAGCGGCGCCCGGGACGGGAACCGCACCAGGCACGCCGGCCTGCGGGGGAGCAGCCACGGCGGGAGCGCCGCCAGGGATCTGCTTGATCGCGGTGACGTCGTTGCGCGGCTGACCCTGGTAGTCGCGGACGCTGACGGTGATGCGGCAGGTCCGGTTCACGAGGGCGTCGGCCACCTGCTGCGGCGGCGGGTTGCTCGCGAAGAACGCCGAGTCGAGGCCGAGGGTGCGCATGTGCTGGAAGAAGTAGCCGAGCGCGTTGGGGTTCTCGGGCGACACGACGAAGTTGTTCCAGACGTTGCGGTTGGCGTGAGGACCGACGATCACCTGCATCTTGCAGGCGAACATGATCTTCCCGTTGCTCGTGGTCTTGGCCTCGGCCGACGTGATGCGCACGTCGTAGTCCGAGGGCGGGAGGGGCTCGAAGCCCGTCCCCGCCTGGTTCATCATCTCGCCCCAGTTGAGGCTGGTGGGCATGTTCACGGGTTCTCGACCTCCTGGGTCGGTTTGGTGGGCAGCTGTTGCTGCTGTGGGTACACGGTCGCCAGCATGGTGGAGATGTTGGGCTCGTCGACGACCTCTCCGAGCCTTCCTTGGACGCGCTCGCCAGCCTCGAACTCAGGGTGCGGGCTGATGAGCAATCGGCGGATCTTCCGCACGGGGTTGGTGGGATCGTCGGTGGGGACTTCCTGCACGAACAGGTACCCGACGATGTCCATCCAGTAGGGCAATGCGATGGTGATCTGGCCCTGCATGTACGGGACCCACTTGCCCTTGCTGTTCTCACGGGTCTCGGCGACGAACATCACGACCTGGATCGGAGCGGTCGGATGCAAGGTCAGATCACGGAACCCTCGGATGAGGTTGTCCATCTTGGACAGCAGGACGCCCCAGTCCTGCATCTTCATGGCCTCCGTCCCGACCAGCTGGGCCTTGCACTTCCGCTGGACCTCCGAGATGGAGTCGAGGCTCAGGCTTCGGAAGCTGTGCCCGCCGTGCTGGAGCCACGCGTACACCTGCTGCATCGTGTCGAACGACAGGACGTTCACAACGCAGATGTCCCAGGTGTCATCCCACACCGGCGGGCCCGACACCATCGGGTCCCACAGGGTCTTCCGACCCGGGATGAACTTGCTGCTGCCCTCGGCATCGAGGATCAGCATGGGCTTGGGCGCACTGGCGGTCAGGGTGGTCTTGCCAACCTTCGACCCAGCGTGGATCAGGATGGAGAGCGTCTCGAGCATCAGTCCTCGAACCGCTCGGTCTTCGGCCGCTTGGCGACGAACGCCAGGCCGCCACGAGTGAGCACCCGCTTGACGTCGTTGATGTTGGCGCCCGGCGCGGTGTACGTGACCACCGCGTCGCACACGCCGGACGACGCGCTGATGTTGATGAGCTCGCCGGTGAACTTGTCCGACGCCTCGGTGATGATGGTCTCGAAGTCGTCGATGTTCTCCTCGTTGATCACGATGGGGACCGTGACCTTCTGGAGCTTCTTCTTCGAGCCTTCGGTGCTATTGGTGAACTGTCCCATGGTGGGCTACTCCTCATCCTTGCGGTCGAGGTCATCCTCGTACCGCTTGTGCGGGTTGATGACGACGAGGTTCTCGGTGATGTAGTCCTCCACGCGACTCCCGTCGTCGAACATCGTGCAGAGGTGGAAGAAGTCGCAGTCCCAGGTGCACTGCGACATGGGGTTGGGGTACGCCACCTGGTTGGCGTCCATGCCGGCGTCGAGCCGGCGCTTGGTCTCGAGGAGGTCCATGATCTCCCCGGTGATGCGGACGTAGTACGACCGCAGCACGTTGATGGAGTGGCGAACCTCGACGCGATCGAAGAAGGGTGGCTTGGCAGTGCCGGTCCGCTTGACCTTGCGGAGCATGTTGTAGAGGCCACCGTCCGTGCGCTCCCCGCCATCGGCGCCGGAGGCCAGCAGGCCCAGCCACTCGAGCAGGTGGTAGTGCATCATCTGCTCGTCCATGTGCAGCGTCTTCATGGGCGTCGTGAGGTTGCCCACCGTCTTGTGATCGACGAACAGCCGAGCGCCGTCGGTCGTCCGTCGGATGCGCACATCGAGCTTGCCCAGGAGAGCGATCTGCTCGCCCTGCGGCCCGGTCAAGTCGATCGGGACCAGCACCCTGGACTCCGGCGCGACCACCTCGAGGAACTGATCGACGCCGGTCTCGGCGAGCCACTCGATGTACCCCTCCACCATGGCCCGGCAGAGATCGGCCTGCTTGTCGAACTCGTCGAGCTGGTCCTGCATCGGCTGCGTTCCTAGCAGGAGGTCGCGATCCTCCTTGAGCACGGTCTCGAGCGTCTCCAGCGGGTTCGCTGGGGTCTCGCCCGCCGGCACGTAGTACGCCTGCAGAGCGCGATGGACGCGGGTGCCGATCGAACGGACGCCGATGAACTCCGGCGTCGGCAGCCCGAGGCTGCGGTAGTAGCCCAGGTACCACTTGCGCCGGCAGCGCTTGTACGTCCGCAGCTCCGAGTTGGAGAAGGCGTACATCCCCTCCGGGATGTCGAAGGAAGGCTCGGCGGGTGCGGCCTCGGCGGAGTCCTCCGCAGCGCTGGGTGGCGCCGGGTCGGAGTCCGGGGCCGCACCCGCCTCGCCGGCGGGGGGACCACCGGCGGCGGGAGGACCACCGGCGGCGGGAGGCGTGCCGATGTGGCTGCCGAGCTTGTTGGGCGTGGCGGCGACGTGGCCGCAGACGCAGGTCTTGCCTTCGGGATCGTTGGGGCACACGCCGTGCGACACGATGTCCTCGGGGTCGACGATGGTGTCCTCGACCTCATCCTCGCTCAGGGCGTGGATGTCACCCCCGGGGTTGGGCTGCGCCGCCGGCGCGTTAGGCTCCGGTGCCGTGGTGCCGTCCGAGCTGGACGCGCTTCCCTCCCCGGGGGTGACGTGCGGCGCGAGCGCCGCGATCTCATCGGGCCGAGGATCTCGACCCTTCTCGATGTTGCTGATCTTCGCAGGCGTCAGCCCGGTCAGCTCAGCGAACGCTTGACGTGACATCTTCCGCCGCTTGCGTGCGGCTTCGACGTCGGCTCCTGTGATGGACACGGTGGTGGTTCCTTCCGTCATGCCGCCCACAGCGGCGTGTTCTCGATGGTGCTGATCTCGGCATCGTACGCCGAGGTGTCTTGGCCCTGTGCTGCGAGAACGGCCCGATCACGGACCAACTCCTCGAGGCGCTCGGCCTTCTCGTAGAGACGCATGATCTGCTTCTCTTCGACTGTGCCTGGCGATACGACGTCGATGATGTGGACGTGATCGCCGTGAACCTCGGAGCCGATGCGGTGCACCCGGTCCTCGGCTTGCTTGTTCTCCAGCATCGACCAGCTCCGCTGCAGGAAGACGATCGTGTCGGCCTGCGCCTGCAGTCCATCGAGTCCAGTCCCGCCGGCCTTGATCGTGAAGAGGAAGACCCGAGCCTTACCTGCGATCCAGTCGGCCTTCGCAGCCTCGCGCTGGTCGTCGGTCATCCCGCCCACGATCTTGCGGTACGGCACGCCCTGCTTGTCGAGGCGGGCGCAGGCGAGCTCGATCAGCTGCCGCGACTCAGCGCACACGACGAACGGCTTGGCGATGTCGGTGAGCAAGCCATCGAGGACGTCCAGCTTGGACGAAGGATCGGTGAGTCGGACCTCACCGGCCTCGTTCACTTCGCAGTACGCACTGGAGAACTGCAGGAGGCGCGTGTTGGTGGTCAGGTTGTTGGTGGAGATGACCGCGTTGCCATCGTCATCGAACATCACCATGTCCTTCTCCATCGAGCGGTACGCACGCTCCTGCTTGGCTGACATCTCAGCGTAGCGAACGTCACGCACCTTCGAAGGCAGGTACTTGAGCACGAGCTCCTTGGGCATCCGTCGGAACCGAGGATCGAGGATGCGGAAGAACTCATCCCGAGTGTCGGGGCGAACGCCGATGATGTCGAGCCCGCCGAAGTCGTTCCAGCTCATCAGAGCGTAGCGGTCGAGGTACGAGGTCTTGGTCGGGTAGTCCTCAGGAGCGATGCCGTGCATGATGGGCCACAGGTCGCCGATGTGGTCGGCGATCGGCGTGCCGGTGAGCGCCCAGGAGTACCACACCGAGTCTTGGTGCTGCACCGCCCAGATCCCTCGGGTCTGCTTGGACTTGGGATCCTTCATGCGGTGCGCCTCGTCGACGACCACGGTGGTCCACGGGACGCGGTTCAGCTCACGCTCGTGAACCTCACACTTGGACTCAGGGACTGCGTCATCGTCGCCGTCCTTCGGGCCGCCGTGCTGCGGGCAGCGCTTCAAGCGGATGCTCCCGTAGCCTGCGAGCCGGGAGTGAAGACGCACACTCTCCCAGTTGATGATCACGGCGACGGGCTGTCCGTCGGCGATCAGCTTCTCCGCCTCCTCGAACAGCTTGCGTCGCTTGGTGGCTGACCCGGTCACGACGAAGACGGTGACGTGCGGAGCCCACTTGGCGAACTCGCCTGCCCAGCCCTTGCCACTCTTGATGGACCCCTTCGTCGAGTTGGGGACGATGCCGATGAACGGCCAGGGCCATCCACCAAGCGCTTCGACTCGAAGGAGTGCCGCGATGACTTGCACCGTCTTGCCGGTGCCCATGTCATCGCCGAGGAGACCACGTTGCGCGGTGACGAGCCACAGCGTGCCAGGGTCTTGGAACTCGAGCAGCTTATCTCCGAGGAAGCTGTCGACACGGCGGGTCTCTGCACGCAGCTGGTTGGAGGGCGTGATGCGGTTCGTCATCTCTTGGTTCGCCCAGGTGACCAGGTCTGGGCCGATGGTCAGGTCCTGCCCGAACACACCTCGCATGGTCTGGCACGTGCCCCAGGAGAGGGGGAACGTCCACACCTTGCGCTGGCCGTTCCAGCGCGCGCCTGGGACCTGCTTGATGCGGTCCTTGTCTCGGTACTCAGTGTCAACGATGATGAGACCCTCATCGATGACTGCCTCAGCGTGTGGCACCTTGCGTCCTCCGTCGATCCGTCGAGCTCACTGTAACAGGAATCGCAGCGGCTGTTGTGCACACTGCGATGAGGAAGGCCCGGACCAGGGAGCAACCCCCAGTCCGGGCCTCAGCCTTCGTCAGATCACCTTGATGCTAGCGATCTTGTTGGCTCGGTGCGCCTCACGGTGCGTGACCCGGTCGACCTCGACGAAGCCGAGACTCTCCAGGTAGAGCACCACAACGCTCACCGCCTTGTACGGGACTTCCGACTCATGAGCGAGATTCCCGAGCACCTCGCCGGCATCGCCCTGGGAGTAGACACCCTCATGTTCGAGGATGACATCCAGGACCTTGCTGGCGTACTCATCGATCTTGGCCATCTTCGTCTCTCCGTCCTGCCGGGTACTTCCCGACGAAGTCAAGTTTACCACAACGACTTGCGCTGTGTCAACTCATTCCTACGAGAACGCCGCGACGTGCCAGAGCGATCATCACCTGGCGCGTCGCGTCATTGTGGTGCCCGCCTCCACCCTTCGTCCACCAGCCGGCGTTGCGCAGCTTCTCATTGGTGGAGAACCGCTTGGCCTCCGACGCACCCGTGAGCTCAAACACATGATCGTACCGACGAGCGAGCCAACGTAGGACGCCGATCTGCTCGAGGCTCCACTGGCGGTCGCCCTGCGCCTTCTTGGCGGTGTTCATCGTGATGCGGAAGTCCTCGCATGCGATGACGCCGTGGACGTCCGCTCGCCACAGCCGCTCGGCCCAGTCCTGCGCGTGGTCGAGGAAGACGTCCATAGGCATCTCCTTCGCGCCGACCCAGGTCCCAGCGTCGTAGCGAGACACGCCGGTCATCTTCCCTGGGTCGGCACCTAGGATCCAGACGGGGTCACTCGACATCGAGCTCAACCGTACCAGAGGGCACGGCTGGGCGCGGCATGACACCCCACGCTTCGATGGCGGACTCGCCCACGTCCATCAGGGTGGTGATGCACTTGCCGATGGCTTGCTGCGCCTTCGCCTCGAGGATGCGAGCGTCGCGGTCACGTCGTGCGCCAAGAGCATCACCTCCGAGTTCTCGATGAGCCTCGGCAGCAGCTCTTGCTTCAGCTGCACCTCGCATGAACTCCACGGCCCGATCGAGGTACTGCTCCACCTGGCGACGGGGCAGGTCATAGTCCTTCATGACGCCTGTGTGCGATGGCAGCCCACCTGGCTGGCTGCCGAACTTGTCGTCGATGTATGACTGCTCGGCGGCCAGCCACTTGAGGAGTTCGTAGCGACCACGGCGGCCACCCGTTGGGAGAACGATGTCTCCGTACCAGTGCCCCATCGTCAGACCTTGCGGGTCCCGGGGATCCACTCGCCGTCGGCGTTGACCTCGTAGTCCGCGAACAGGAGGGGGCACTCGTGACGCATGCGCTCAGCCACCTGCTGGAACACGATGCGGATCTCCTCCTCCGCCGCCAGGCTCGTGCGCATCTCGATGACGTGCCGCAGCGTGCGGATGTTCGCCGACCAGGTCATCATCGTGGAGAGACCGATCGGGGCCAGCCGGCGCAGCGCCGACGTGACTTCCTTCTTGTAGTGGAACGGCACGCCCTCGTCGTCCAACCCGAAGGCTTCGGCAGCCTTCATCTGAAAGTCCTCGAGCAGCTCAACGATGTTGACGATCGCCTCAGCCATCGGCCGTGCGTTGACCACTCCCGTGTCGTCGGGATCGCGGTCGTGGATGATCTTGCTCGGATCGTTGAGGATTGGCGGGATGCGCACGCCCAGGTCGGTGAGGCGGACGTACCGCAGCGACTCCTGGGAGATGGCGACGCCGGTTCGATGACGCACCAGCTCGTGGGTGAAGACCCGGGACACGTCCTGGAACACGAAGGTGAACTGCGCGTGCTCCAGCACCGAGCCGTGGCCGACGTCGATGATGTTACGCAGGTACTCACCGGTGTCCTCTCGAACCTTGGTGACGTTGGCGTTGAGGCCGGCGTCCCAGGATCGGTAGCAGCCACGGCCGGCGAACTCCACGAGGAGCTCAGGGTCCGACGCAACCGCCGGGGTCTTGAGGGTCGGCCCGACACGGCTGAGCCACGCCTCACCACCCACGTCGTTGAGGTACCGCGCCACCTCGCCCCAGTTGAGCTGAGGCTGTGCGATGAGGTACACGGCAGGAGTCGTCTCGCGCATGGTTAGCTTCCCTTCATGCCCCAACGTGGGGCGATGTCTACGCCCGCAGTCAGCGGGACGGTGAATAGATCGCGCTCTTCCATGACGTCGCGGATAGTCACGGAGACGTCCTGGACGAGGTCCGCCGGCACGTCGAAGATGACCTCGTCGTGCACGGGCAAGATCATGTAGTCGCCAAGGCCGGCGTTGTCGAGCTCCACCAGCTTGCGCTTGAGCACCTCGGCGGCTGTGCCTTGGATCAGGTAGTTCACGAGGGCGTACTCCTTGCCCTCATCCGCGACGTGGCGGCGGCCCGTGAGGGGGCTGACCACGTACGACTGCCCTTCGACGGATCGTCGCTGCTTGGCGACCTGATCCACGGCGCGCTGGAACGTCTTGATGCCCGGGAACTTGCTGTGAAGCGCATCCCAGAACGGCTTGCCCTGCGTCTCCTCGATGCCGGCGGTCATGCAGAACTTCCGGAGGCCTGACCCGTAGGCGATGGCGTAGATGGCGTTCTTCGTCAGCTGCCGACGCGGATCCTTCTTCTCAATGGTCGGGTCGCCGTAGATCTCACGAGCCAGGTTGGTGAAGAAGTCTCCTTCAGCGAATGCCGCTCGCATGCCTTCGTCGCCGCAGAGGTGAGCGAACATGCGAGCCTCGATCTGATCGAAGTCGCACATCACGAGCAGGTTCCCGTCTCGTGGGATGAAGCAGTTGCGCACTGCGATGGCAAGTGGGTTGTCGTCGGACTTGCGAGGCAGCGTCTGAAGAGCCGGGGTGTCTACGCTCATGCGACTCGTGCGAGCCTCACACGTGTTGATGTTCGGGTGAAGGAAGCCGTCCTCATCTGCGAACGCGAGGAAGTTCTCGAGGTAGGTGCCGGCGAGCTTGCGCGTTCGTCGGTACTGCAGGACCGCAGCTGCGAGCGGGTGTCCCAGGTTTGCCTCGAGGACCTCGGCATCGAGTGCGAGGCGCTTGCCACTCTGCGTCATCTTGGTCAGGTGGCAGCCGTCGGCCTGCAGCCGCTCGATGATCTTGACATCCGAGCCTGGTGTGAGGTCGTAGTGCTCGCCGGTCCAGTGCTCGACCTCGGCGAGGTTGACGTGGAACGCGTTGAGCGTTCCTTGGGTGAAGTCCCGGTCGATGCGAGCGCCCTTCTGCTCCATCGCCAGTGCGATCCACTGGGCCGCCATCTCAAGCTCGTACGCGACTCGTGGGCCGGCGTCGAGCAGCGGCTGGAAGTGGTCGAAGATGCGACACGTCAGCACCGTGTCGAGCCCGCCGTAGAACCAATACCAGTGGAAGTCCACGGGCACGGTCGCCCACGTCCACTTGTTGTCCGCCATGGCGTCGTGGAGGACCTGCTGGGCGGCGGCAGCACGGCGGTCGATGTACTTGGCCGTGAGTGACTTGAGGGCGGCGGACTGCGTCGAGTCGATGACCCGCGCCATCATCATCGTGTCGTGGATCCTCGAGCGATCGAGCTTGTGTCCGAGCTCGCGTTCGATCAGCGCGGTGTCGTACTTGGCGTTGTGCATGACGATGTCACAGCCGACGCGGTCCAGCGCCTCGATGGCGACGCCGCCCCACCGATCGAACGGGATGGCCCAAGCTTGGTTGCGATCCCCGAACTGGATGAGACGGATGCGGTCCTTGAACTTGTCAAGGCCGGTCGTCTCGGTGTCGACACCGATGACGTCGTGCGGCTCGGAGATCCACTGCATGAACCTCGTCGCCATGAGCACCGAGTCCACGAAGTGAACGTTCACGTTGGAGAGTGCGGACGCCTCGGTCATGTCAACTCCAGAACGTGAAGGCCTGAGTCCTTGAGGAGCTTGATGCTGCCGCTCGGGTCGCGATGCTTGTCCCGCTCCTCGACCCGCATGACGACCATCCGTAGCCCGGAGTTCGCCACAAGCTTGGCGCACGTCCGGCACACAGCGCTCGTGACGTAGATCGCGCCGCCCTCACGCTCGCGCCGGTCACAGAACATCAGGGCGTTGGCCTCGGCGTGGATCGTCAGGCAGTCGTCGTAGTGGATGCCCGGTACGGCATCGGGTTGCGCTCGCGGGCAATCCACCTCGCACGAGGGGTTGCGCCGCATAGGGCGGATCGCAGACCCTGGCCGAAGCGGCGTCGTGAGACCGGCGGGGAAGCCGTTGTACCCGGTTGCCACGACGCGGTTGGTCGGGTCGACGATGACGGCTCCGATCTGGCGCCTGGAACATGGCGATCGCTTGGCGATGACGTCGGCCACCTCCATCCACGTCTCCGACCAGTCGGGTCGGTCTGGGTAGATCATCGGACGAACTCGTTGAGAGAGTCGCGCCACCAAGGATGCGGCGTTGCGTAGGTGTCCTCATCGCGCTGCTCGAGAAGGATCTGTGCGTCGTCCTCGAGGTGGCGCCACGGCGAGAAGGCCGACCCGAGGTCGCGGATGCCTCGTGGCGTGTTCGGTCGTGATGCGGCGGCGGGGTACTTGAGCATGCCGATCGCAGGGAAGTCGCGCTCGTAGGCGTGGAGGCTGACGGCGTGGTGGTAGTACGAGCCGGCCTGCACACCCAGGGAGTGGGCAACCGTCAGCTGCAGCTGCGTGAACTGGAACGCGTCGTACGCGAGTCCCCACCACACGTCGTTGGATCGCATGGTGACGTGAAGCTGCAGCTTCCCCTCACGGATGAGGAACATCAGCATCGTGGTGCACGGGTAGTCGTGCTTACCATCGAAGTTGAGGTCGAGCTCCGGTCGCCACAAGACGATGAGGGCCTGTCGACTGTCGGGATCACGCTTGAGACGGGCGACGACGATCTCAGCTTGGTGCACGTCGTCTCCCTCACCACGGCTGTCGAGTCGGACACGATCGCCGTACGCGCCCCAGAACCGGCCGCCGTCCATGAACTGCTCGAAGTTCTTGGAGATGCGGACCATCAGCTCGGGATCGGACCGACCGCCGATGAGCTGCAACGCCTCGGCGGCGGCGATGGCGGGGTTGAGCTTGCGGCCCACGCCGATCGGCAACACGTCGGTGGGGTCCAAGACCTCGATGGTCACGTCCGTCAGCTCATGGGTGAGCAGCCCGCGAGGTCGGACGCTGCGCCCCTCCAGGACGACGCGTCGACACACGTCCACGTAACCGGCGCGAAGGTTGGGAACGGTCATGCTGGTCGCCATGAGCGAAGGTCCTCTCCAGTGTTGAGTGCTGAGATGATCGTGCGGGCGTAGAGCGCGCCGGACTTGTTGTGGAACCGCCGGATGTACTGCGGGTGCGGCACCGCACCAAGTGGAACGCGCCCGGTGAGTCCTCGCTCGTGCAAGGAGCGACACGCTGCCTCGTAGGCTGCGTTGCCCAGGGCGACGATCGGGGGCCGTGCCAGCGAGCACCACAGCTCGTAGACGTCCTCCTCACAAGCGTTGGCGATGCCGATCGAGGTCTCAGACCCGAGGACAGGTAGCAGGTGCTCGAGCATGAACCGCCCGGAGGTTGCGCCTGTTGGCACGAACGCTGCGTGGTACGCCTCCGGGTCGTTGCGCCGCTCACCGAGGATCAGGTAGTCCGGAGCGCTCGATCCGATGTACGTGGTGAAGCGACGCAGGTGGTTCGTGTGCAGCCACCTGGAGTACGCGTCCTCCACGATCTCTTCGACCAGCGGGATCTTGTGATCGTGCCCAGTGCAGTTCTCAGGATCGGTGCAGCCAACGTGCATGGTGGGCATCACGTCCGATGAGATGGCTGTCTCGTACGTGTCGTAGATCGCCGGCAGGTGCGTGACGTCCACCATGTCGTCGCCTCGAGCCGCCACTCTGTCGGCGATCAGCTCGAGAGGTGGACAGAGGTACACCACCATGGCGCCTCGAGCGACGAGGAACGCATCGATGTGCCAGCGCCCAACGACGTCTAGCTTCGACTCACCTCGGAAGATCGGTCCGTAGACCAGCTCTCCGATGTGCCAGCGATCGGCGATGATCGGCGTGACGCCGTCCCAATCCGCCAGACGCTCCTCGTACTCGGTGAACGGGTCGCTACGAAGCGGACCGCTGTGCAGCTCGATCGCGTCGGGCATCCGTGCCTTGAGCCTCGCAGCGAGCGTGGTCTTGCCGGCACCATCCGAGCCTTCGAGGATGATGATCATCGTGTTGTCGTCCTTCCGTCATTCCGTCGTTGCGAACCGTATCGCTAGGTTCGCGGCTGGTCAACTCGCTCGTGGTGTTAGATCCTCCGACATGAACGCATCGAGAATCGCCTGATCCTGAGCACCTGCGTCCAGGATCGCACGGCGGGACAGGGCGGTGATGTACCGCACGTCGTCCTCGTCGTACTGATGCAGCTGCTCGACGGCGGCGGCGGCGGTGCCGCACACGTGCGCCCAGCACAGGTCCTTGTCGCCCTTGCGAGTTGAGCGTCCGATGCCAGCGACGACGTACTCGCCATCCACGGTCTTGTAGATGTACACCTCAGACCACCGCTCCTTCCCAGGAGCGTGGGAGGTGGAGCTGCCGAGCAGATCGCCGTCGAAGACCAGTTCACGGTCACGTGCACGTACGTGCTGTCGTCGGTCCGTCATGTCTGAGACCTTACCATCGTTCGACGCTGCACGAACCTCATTCCCGTGGCCCTGCACGGTTTGCACGGTTTACACAGGTGTTCAGAAACTAGCCTTGTACGTACATACATGTAGATGAGTTACTAGACAAGCGTGCAACCGGTGCAACCTGTGCAGACCCGTTGTCTCAGCTAAGTCGATGCGCGGCACAGGCTGCACCGCCTGCACCGTTCGCTACGCCGCAAGAGCGTGATCGACACTCGCCGGAAGGGTCGCGGCGGTCTCACTGTCGCCAACGTGGCTGGCCACCACGGACTTGAGGGTGACGAGTGCGGCCATGAGTGCTGCCCAGCCGGCGGCCTTCGCGGAGGTGATCGTCACATCGAAGACCGGAGCGGCGAGGAGGAAGCCGATGAACGCCACCGCTGCGGAGCGCACGACACGGTACACGACATCGAGTGCGAGGGGGACCTTGCCCAGGTTCGCTGGGAGACCGTTGGCGATGACAGTCAGCGCAGCCGGCAGCGCGGCGATCGCCAACTGCGTCGTGAAGGTGACGCGATCGGTCGCGATGACCAGGATCAGCAGGGACTGCACGTAGGTCCAGAAGACCTTCTCGAGCAGCTGGATGAAGGGTGTCATGGGATGCTCCTGTACGTTGGGTCTTCGAGACAGTGTTCGTAGCGGACCTCGAGCGGGCCAAGCGCCGCAAGCTTCCGCTCAGCGTCCTTCTGAGCGGCGTCCGAGCTGGACTGAGTAACCAACACCCGGAACTGCTCCAAGGTGACTGCAAGCTCGTACGACCTGCAATCGGAGACCGCTGCGGTCGCGGTGGTGGCCGACTGGTCACGAGCCGTGAGCCACCACCCACTTGCGCAGACGATCAGAGCGACGGTGAGGATCAGGTTCACGCCCATGCTGCGGAACAGAGCCTGCTCCAGCTTGCGGACGGAAGCGAAGGTGTGGTCGAGGCTCGGGCGCTTGGGTCCATCACCGTCGAGCGTGCTCTTGCGAGGCGTCACACGGGTGGCCTTACGGAAGCTCATGCTCTTGCTCCTTCTCCTTGTAGATCCGGTGCAAGGCATCTGTGATCCCTTGTGCCAGCTTGGCGGTGAAGTCTGAGAGCAGAAGGTCGACTTGCGCTTGCAGAGCACGGAGCTCAGTCTCGAGCTCCTCCACCTTGTCCGACTTGGCTTCGTAGAGCTGCCGGTACGTCTCGGTGAGCTCACGACGACGCTTGTCGTAGACGCTTACCGCCGCTCCACCAACGGCGATGCCACCAAGCACGAAGCTGACCACATCGCCAGCGGAGATCTCAATCGCGAACAGCAGCACCTTCGGTCTGCCCTTTCCTCAAGGTGTACGGGTCGTGTGAGCTACTGCTTGGTCTTCTGCGCGTGCTTGATGCTGAGCACCAGCGCCGTGATCTCATCGGCATCCGGGAAGTCGTCGATCCACTCCGGATCGACCACTGGGATCTTGGCGGTGTTGGGAGCCCCTGGCCACGGCATGATGAGGCCAGCGACGAGGAGAAGCTTCAGCTCCTCCTTCTCCACGTGGGTCTTGCCGTTGCCGTTGAACACGAACACCCGGCCGTCGGACTTGCGTCGGACGACGCCGAAGTCGGCGCCGGCCTTCGCGATCCGATCGCCGAGCCGCTGCTCCACGCGACCCAGGGCGGCGATGATGTCTTCCTTGTCTCCCACTTGCAGGCCCTCCTTAGGCTTCGTTCCGGTCCTCGAGATGAGGGCCGGCAGGACGATCTCGTTCCACTGGCGGATGCGCTCGAGCCCCGGGCACTGCTTGCCTCGGCTCGAGTACGGGATCCATGGCGTCGGGCCGGTCCCCCACATGGAGTGGTAGCCCAGGCCGCGACCTTGGCCTCCGGTCGCGCGCTGCGGCTTGATCCCGTGGGTCTCGAACAGCCAGTGGTGCGTCATGATGAGCATCTCGATCTGCTCATCGGTCCACGGGTCACGGTTGAAGGCCGCCGCCCCCTCACCACCACGGTACGCGGCGATGGTGGCTTCCTTGGAGTTCTCGGTCTCGATCGACACGAAGCCCCAGGCGACTCCATCCTCGTACCAGAGGTTGCCCTTGTAGTTCGCGTCGGCTCGCACCTCGGTGTCGATGTACTGCTCGAGGATGCCCGTGAGGCCGATCCACAGTGTGGACTCCAGGTTGCTGCCCGTGAGCCAGTAGTTGTAGAGCGAGCCGGTACCTGCCTGGGTGTGGTCGATGGCGCCGGCAACGCGGATGCGAGTCTGCGTGGCGTTCTCAGGAAGCAGTCGCTTGTGAGCGAACGGGATCAGTGCCATGGGTGGTCTCCTCTCACAAGTCCTAGTCTACCTCATGTGACCGGTTCATCGCCGACCACCGCGACGAATGGCTCGGCCCATCGACAACGGCGGAGCGCCAACGGAGATCGTTGACTCGCTGTCTTCGAAGTCGACGTGCGACGTCAGATCGATGAGGCTGCCCCCGTTGTGTCGGTTGTCGTACCACACGGACATCCCATCGGTTACGGGCCACGTCACCTCGTTCACACGAAGCGCAACCGGGTAGATGTACTGCCCCTGGTACACGATCGGGTTGTTCAGGTTGAAGAGTCCGTCATCGACGTCCCAGACCCAGATCGTGCTCCCGGGTTCGACTCGAGCAGTCACGTTGAACTCTCGTGTTGAGATGCTCACCTCACGTGACGTGAAGTCGCGCTGGTTCAGCTCAAGCTCAGCGTCGGACATCGCGTCTTCTTCGGCGTCCTCCGTGGTCGTTGCCTCACTGCTTGGCCCCTGCTTCACCAGGGTCAGAGGAAGCGTGTCACCCAGAGGGTTCTTGTACGTCCACGTCGCGTAGGCCGTCTGAAGCGTGGTTCGCTCGACCCGCTTGTCATCGGAGTCGAGGTACGACCAGTCGGTGATGGACGTGACTCGGAAGAGCCGATCACGAGTCGACTGCGCGAGGGAGAGCTCGACGTCCGTGAGGCCGTCGACCGCCAAGCTTCGGCCGCCTCGGCGGACGGCCAGCGGGATGGCATCTGGGACCGGCCACAGCTCGGACTGGTACCCGATGTCCAGGGTGAGATCCGGGTTCACCCGGTAGACGACGCCGAACTTGGGGCAGATCCACGTGTCGAGGATGGTCTTGGGAGTCTTTCGTCGGAAGCCGCCCTTCTTCTTCACAGAGCTGTCTGGGCCGCCAACGAAGCCGGCGGTCAGGCCCGTGCCGAAGTCATCGAGGATTGTGTCCAGCCACCCGCCTAGCGCGCCGTTAGATGTCCCGTTCTTTGAGATGGTGTCGAGGGTCATCGGACCGGTCTGTTCGACGCCATCGCTCGACTCTCCGAGGTACCACGTCGCGCTTGCGCCGCCGATCGTGAACCGGTCGTTGCGATCGAGAAGAACGCCTGTGAACGCTCCAGGAGCGGAGTCGACCTGCCCGCCTTGGATCCGCTGCGGGTACACACGGATCAGGCTGTACCATCCGTTGTCGAGCACGCGTGAGATGCTCCCGGGGAGGCTCTCACGCAGCGGGATCGTGAACGAGCCCCAGCCCATGTGAACTTGCGTGATGGTCATCGGAGCACCGCTCTCACGTTCTCAGTCACGCCGGCGTACCACTGGTCGATGATGTCCTGCGACGACGGTGTGAACGCGTCGGCGTACCACCCGAAGGCCACCTGCAGCGAGTCGACGGCCGTGGTCATGTAGAACCCGGGTTGGCCCGAGACCACTCGCGTCGCCGGGTACGTGGTCACGGCGAGAACGCGCGTGCCGTCGGAGTTCGCGGTGGTCTGCACGAGGCCGTTGCCGGTCCGCGTGCTGCAGGCGATCGTTGAGCCTGCCCTCAGTCCCCAGTCGCGGACGTTCGGAGCGTCGACTGTAAGATCGACCAGCGATGAACCTCGGCGAAGACTGAGCGTCATGTCCATCGACTCGAAGCTCGAGTTCGATTGAATGCCGAGGCGGACCACGCAAGCCTCCGGCGAGTTGCGAATCACGGACGCCGACACGATGCGAAGAGCAGCCGGGTACGTTGCGTTCTCAACATCCGTGACGAACCACTCGACGGGCAGGGACCAGTCCTCTCCGTTCCACATGGACGTGAGGAAGGACACGCGATCCGCGATGTACATCGGCCAGACACGGACAAGCCCGTTGCTGAGCTCCCAGCCGAACGTAGAGAGCCCGGCGTTGGTGCCAACGACCGTGTAGCGGTCGAACGCGAGCTCCTCAACGACGGGAGAGATCGTGACCGACCCATGTCCTCTCGACCAACCGCTTGCGCGGGTCAGCGACGTCACAGCCGGGTCGAGGTAGCTCGACCCGCCGCCGCCGTCACCAGCCGGCTTGAAGTTCTGTCCCGTGGCGCCACCGCCACCACCGTAGTAGCCGCCGCCGCCGCCGCCGGCGCCGTAGAACTCGAGCCGAGGTGCTGACGCTCCGTTGCCGCCAACCCGAAGCGCGCCACTTGCTCCGTTGTTCCCAGCCCACCAGCCGAACGGGTACGTCCCGCCTGATCCACCAGCCGACTCTGACCCGGGGCGACCAGTCGTCGTGGAACTTGAGATGTGCGAGCCCGCTGGGTAGCCGGCGTTCCCAGGAGTGCCCGTTGCCGTCTTTCGGATGTCGTGCCCACCAACGCCACCGCCGCCGCCAGCAACGATCACGCGATCCGCGCTTGTGCTGCCGCCCTGTCGGATGTCCGTGCCACCGCCACCGCCCCAGCCGTCGCCGTTCGTACCGTACCCGTTGCGGTCGATCGACCCTGCGCCGCCCTGTCCACCACCGTTCCAGCCGCCGCCGTCGATTCGACCACGGCCGCCAACGTAGAGACGCAGAGTCTCACCAGGAGTCACGTCGAGAACGCACTGGATGATGTCACCAAGGCCACCAGCTCGCTTGTGAGATCCGCCGCCTTCTGCACCGCGAGCCTCAATGAGCAGCTGGTACGTGTCATCCGGCACGACGTACTCCTGCACATCGCCAACGAACGTGAACACCTCTGTGGGGATCTCACTCGTGCTGCCAGTCCGGATCCGACTCGAGCCCGCGTACCAATCACGGGGTGAGCACGTCCAGCGAGTGAAGTCGTTCAAGAACCCGTTCGTCCCGTTCGAGTACACCCGCACAGGGCCGTCGGCGGTGGCTCGGAGATCTTGTGTGGTGGCGGGGCCGAACCCGGTTGCACCTTCGGGCACGGCTTCCCAGCCGACGCAGTTCGTGATCGTGTGGAAGTTCGGTCGCACGGTGCCGAGGAGTCGCGCCTCGAACAGGGGGGACACGTACCCGTTGATGCGGGTGACGCTCAGCTGGAACTTGATGAACCCGATGACAAGCGATCCTGGTCCCATTGAGACACGGACGTCGTTCACGGTGTAGAAGCCGTTCATGTACGGCTCCTCGTCGTAGATGAGCGGGAACACGAGCTCGTTCGGGTTGTCCTTCAGCCCGAGGAGCTGCTCCCGGATCTGGATGACCCGCTCACCGCCACGATAAGGGATCATGCCTTCGATCTGCAGCGAGTCGCCGTTGAAGTCGACGGCCGCCACGTTGGTCATCTCGTAGTCGACTCCGACTCGACCGAACTTGAAGCTCATCGTCGCGCGTCCTCTCCGGCGCGGACCGCGCCAGTGAATCGTCCGTAGTTCTTGGTGATCGACTTGGACACACCGTCGTCGATCGCTCGCTGCAGGTCTTCCACGCCGTAGACGTTGCCGACGATCGTGACGTCGGTCTTGAAGGTGGCAGGCCCACCGCCGACCGCGACGTCGCGGGAGATCGGCTGGTACCGCGTAGGCCCGTTCACGAGACCGTTGCGAGCGGCGGTGTACTTGGCCCGCTTCACGACGTCGAGCCCGTACCAGTCTGCCAGCGTTCGGATGATCGGGATGGATCGCTCAGGTCGTCCGTTCTTGGGAACGAACCCCTCGCCGCCGGTCTCAGGCTCCGCGTACTTGTACCGCGTTCCACGTGCGATGTGCGCAGGCGTGACTCCGCCCTTCGCGAACGCGAAGACGTTGCCCCAGCGGCTGCCGACCGTCGCCCTACGAGTGGCGGCACGCTGGGCGGCTCCATCGTTCGAAGTCACGACACGGATCGTTGCGATGCGTTCCCGGGTCAGTCGTCCGAGGATGCCTTCTGCCTCAGCTTGCCCAGAGACTTGCACGCGAGCATTCGCTGTGTCGGTTCGTCGTCCCCAGGCTCGCGCCCACCCGGTCAGCGTCTCGAAGTCAAGCTCCGCGATCGCTGTGGCGACGTCGGCCTGCGCCTCAGGGTGCAGAGCTGCGTACTCCATGAGCTCGCCCTTGATGAACTCCACCTGCTCATCAGCCGACGCAGTCTCCAAGTACGCGATCGCAGTCGGGTCCGTGGCGACGATCGACGTGAGGGTCTGGAAGACGCGGGTCGAGGCCTCCGAGAGCTGTGACGTGTCCAGGTTCATGTACGCGGTCCACAGCGAGCCGTCCCCGATCAGAGAGACGAGGTACTGCATCTTCCCCTGCGCGTCGAGTGATTCGAAGTACGCCTGCGTCGTGGGGTTCGAGTTCACGTACTCGAGTGCGATGTCACGGAGGGTTGCGAACTTCTCAGCAGGGTCTGAGATGTTGGCTGCGACGTCGATGCGAGGATCTGCGTCGGACCACTCGCGGATGTTCGTGTTGATGCGCTCGAGCTCCTCTCGGAACTCCTTGGCCTTCTTAGCGTCGATCTTGGGATCCACGACCTGGCCGTTGACGCGATTGACGACGATGCCGTACTCGTCGGCGATCCGCTCAACCTCAGAGATCGAGAGCCCGACCGCAGATGCGATCGACTCGGAGCTCGTGTTGGCGCCTTCCTCCATCGTGAGGAGCGAGATCTCCATGGCCTTCGCAGCGTCCATGGCGACGGTCTGCGAATCAGACGTCGTGGCGCGGTGCGTGATGCGCGCCATCTCGATGAGTCGACTGTTCGCCGCGCTCAGAGCAGCTTCGGCTCCGTTCACGAGCTCCATCATGCGCCCGGTGGAGTCAGAGACGATGTCCTCGAGGAGAGCGCCAGCTTCGGCAGGACCAGCCGTCAGAGCTCGCTTGACGAAGTTCGGATCGACCCCCATCTGGATCGCCTTGGAGATGTTGTCACCGAACTCCTGCGTGTCCTCGATCGCGGTGTCGTACCACAGCCGCAGGTTCTTGAAGCCGCCCGTGCCATCCTTCCCGAACTGGGCGATGACATCTTGCGACTTGGTCAGCCCCTTCGCAACCTCGTCCAGGAAGTCGGTCTCAGCCTTGGCAGCTGCTTCCATCTCCTCCACCGCCAAGTCAGAGAAGGCTTTCATCTCCTGTGAGTTGCGGCCCAGGCGTTCGCCGTGCTTCTCCAGCGCCTCGTCCGCCTTCAGCAGCATCGTCTCCACCGTCATGAACGACCCACCCAGGTCGATCTTGTTGCGATCGGCGAAGTTGGCAGCCTCGTTCGCGGTCATCCCGAACGCGTCTGCGAGAAGCTTGGTGTTGTGTCGCAGGACCTCTTCGCGTCGAACGTTCTTGGCCTGCTGCTCCTCGAGCTCCTCGAGGCGCTTACGAGACTCGGTGATGCCGTTCGACTCCCACGGGTTCGCAAGCTGGCTCAACTCACGCAGCGCGTTGAAGCCGTTGTCGCTACCTGCGAGTTCACGCAGCCGGTCGATCTCATCACCCGTTGCCGCGACCGCTTCCTTGACAGACCACAAGCTGTTCGGGTCGATGTTGAGAGCCTCACGGAACTCCTTCGCCCAGGTCTTGGCCTTCCCCTCCTCGTTCGCCATCGCTCGACCAACACCGACGACTGCGACCGTGAACGCCGCGACAGCAGCCGTGATGGGGGTGAGGCCGGTCAGCCCGCCGAGTCCTGCGAAGAACTTCCCTGCGCCACCCGCGCCGCTTGCGCCTGCGGCGGCGGCTGCCTCGGTGAACATCAGCTTCGCGAACGCTGCTTGGTACGCGGCACGCTGCCACAGCGCAGCAAGGGCTGTGAGCCCAGCACCGCCGGCAGACGCCGCCTTCATGACGCCGAGAGTCACGACGACCGCCATGACGACGCCGTCGAACCGGTTCGCCATGTCAGCTGCGAACGAGAAGGTCTTCCCAAGCGCGGTGAGCACACCCAGGATCGCCCCACCGGCCATGGTGAGTAGGAGCTCAGCGGTTGGTGCGATGGCCTCCCACACGTCCTGGGCCGCTTCCCAGAGGTCCTCGAACCCGCTCACCATGTCGTCGACGAACGGCGCGAGAGCCTCACTCGCGGTGCTCACCATGTTCCCGATGCCCTCACCCAAGGACTTGAGCCCGTCGAGTAGGGACAGGAGCGCGGGCAGCGCTGCGGACCCGATGGAGATGGCGCCGGAGTTCAGCCAGTTCACGAAGATCTGCCACTGGTACGACAGCGCCTTCATCTGCTCCTCGAGCGCTTCACGCATCGCGCCTTGGCCTTCGTCGGCCCTCGCGATCCGCTCACTCGTACGAGCGTAGTTCTCGCCATCGGCTGCCATCAGAGCGAACGCACCACGCGCGGCTCGAACCTCTGGGAAGAGCTCAAGGAGTGCCGTGACGTTGCCGCCGGTGGTCTCACGCAGCTTCTCCATGACACCACGGAGTCCGAGTGCTCCGAGAGCAGCCTCACCAGAAGCGTAACCCCACTCGGTGAAGGTGGCTCCGAGGGTCTCACTCGGATCGAGCAAGTCGGTGATCAGCCGGTTCAGGCTCGTGCTGGACTCTGCGGTGTTGATGCCGGCGAGAGTCATGGCCGCCAGAGCGGCGGTCGTCTCTTCGATCGAGATGTTCGCCGCCGCCGCGATGCCAACGTAGTCGCCCAGCTGGTTGGCGAGTTCCTCGAACCGCATGACGCCCACGTCGACGCCGGCGAACAGGACGTCGCCAACACGCGCGGCTTCGGACGCTGACATGCCGTAGGCGTTCAGCACAGCGACGATCGCCTTCGACGAAGTCATCGTGTCTGTCAGGCCTGCGGAGGCTGCGACCGCCGAAGCTTCGAGAACGGTCAGCCCTTCGGCGCCCTGGAACCCGGACGAGCTGATCTCGTACATGCCTTCGGCGAGCTCGTTCGCCGTCTGAGGAAGCGCAAGTGACATCTCTCGAACCGAGTCCGAGAGCTGGTTGAACCCTTCCTCTGAAAGCTTGGTGATCGAGTTCACGTTCCGCATCAAGCGGTCGAACTCGGTGGCCTTCGCGATCGCATACGCGAACCCTGCTGCGGCAAGGAGCCCGCCGGCCTTGGCCGCTGTCCCCCAGATCTGCATCGATCGCGAACCAGCGGACCCTGAGGTCGTGACCTTCTTGTTGAAGGAGTCGACGTCGCGGCTCGCAGCCATCAGCACACCACGGAGCTGCGTGGCGTTGCCGGTGAGGAGGACGTTGATGTTACGTGATGCGCTCACCGCTTACCTCCTTCCTCGGCGTACTGCTCCACCTTGGCGAGCGCCACGTCCTTCGGGAGCAGCCCCACCTGCGCGCCCTTGGCTTTCGCCATGTCGTTCTCGCGCTCTTCCTCGATGCGCTGACACCCCGGGCAGATGCGGACGTCGGCGATGTACGCGTCCTCGTCCGCCGTCCACTCTTCGGACCGCGTCCCGCAACCGGAGCAAGTCTCAGCACGGTAGCGCATGAACGCGAGTGCTTTGTCTTGGTCATCTTCGCTCCAGCCCAAGAAGGTCGAGTGTGGGACGCCGATCGGGACGCAGTACGCAAGCTGCTCAAGCAGCTCGGGATCGTCCCTCAGTCTTTTCCCCAGGTGTGGACCCGGCTCGTGCCGCAGACCGCCATGGCGGTCATCCACAACTGCATGAACTCCATCTCAGTCCACTCGTCGAGCATCTCTTCCAGCTCGTCGATCGACTCGAACCGGGGGCTGACGAGGGTGGCGTGGATCAGCGCCAGCGGAAAGGTCTCCGGGTTGAACTCCGGCTCGGACCCGGGGAGGCGCTGGTCATCGGGAGCCTTCGCCTGGTGCTCGACGAACTCGGCGATCTGCTCCTCGGTCGGCGGGTGCTGATCCATCAGCTTGCGGTACGTCTTGCGACCGACCGCCTGGAACGTCAGGATCTCGCGGGAGGCGTCACGCTTCGCCTCAGCCTCCTTGAGCTGTTCCGCCAGCTCGGTGAGCCGATCGTTGTCGGGGTGCAGCAGCGCGCGTGCCCGCTTGACCTCCGGCTCCAAGAACGCCACCTCAGCGGAGGCCTCCTCATCGAGGTAGACCGCGAGCTTCTTGGTCGGGCGGGACCGCTTCTTGAGCCGATCCTGCGGCTGCTTGCGAGTACGGGTGGTGGACTCTCCCACGGTGAACTCCTTCGTCTAACCTCGGCCCGATTCCTATGAGTTGTAGTCCCCCGGGGCGAGCGGGAAACCTCATAGGATCGGACCGAGGATCGACACCCCGGATCGCTGGTCGCTACCGTAGCACGGCAGCGCGATGATCAGGTCGCAGCCGGGACGACAGCGTTCTGCTCGGGGGTGGCGGTGATGGCGAAGCCGACCATTGCCTGGGCGGGGTTGTTGCCCGTGGTGTACTCGTCGTTGAACCCGGTCACCTTGACCGGCCACACCTCACACCGCTTGGTCGGGGTGTCGCCGTAGGGCAGGAGGAGGATGTACCCCTCGGTCCCCTTCGCGAGCGCATCGCGGATGTCGGAGTTCGTGTCATCGTCGTGGACGGTGAACGAGGAGTCCGCGACCGTGTCCTCGCCGTCGATCTGGCTGGTGAAGCGATCGGCGAGGTTGGGGGTCGGGATGGGGGAGTTGCTGAGCTGGAAGCCGTTGATCTCGGCGATGGCCGTGCTCAGATCGACGCCGGCGGAGATCTCCGCGCGGCTGGGCGAGTCGAGGTCAGCCACGTCCGGGAGGAAGTGGACCTTGCTGACACCCCGGCGGAAGAAGCGAGCCATGGTGGCCCTCCTTGTGTTGGTACTGCTGCTGGTGTGGACGTCCGTCCCAGGAGTTGGCGTGCCACCGGTCGCTTACGCCTGGGAGCTCGACGCGTTCGGTGACTTCTTGGTGTCCGCTGGGCGTGGTCCCTTAGGACCCGGACGACTTGGCGATCTTCCACCCCTTGCTCTTCCACAGGGTCTCGAAGGACCGGCGGGTCACCTTGGCGGTGCCCTTCGTGGTGGGGTTCTCGATCTCGATGAACTCGTTGTGATCGGTCTTGGTCGTGGCTTCGGCCATGGGTCAGTCTCCTGGTGTGACGGTGATGATGAACCGCTCGGGAATAGTGTAGACCCTGCGGTCGGAGGGTCCCTCAGGGATCGGCACACTCGGCCCACCGGACGGTGATCGGTCGATCACCTTGTACCCGGCGACCACCGGCCCTGAGACTTGGAACGCTCCCGAAGGAGACCGGCGCGCGAGCATCGTTCGCCGCACGGCGTCAGACATCCAGCGGGCCTGCTTGACCGTCAGACCGATGGAGTTGACTTGCACGATCATCGACGCCATCTCGTCAGGCAGCGAGAGTGAGCCGCTATACGTCGTTCCGTCGATGAAGATCACGACGGCGTAGGGGGCCTTGGCATTCTCCGGACTCTCGTGGTCGCCGATGTCCTTGCCGGTGCCGGTGCTGAGGATCTCGATGACCCAGTCAACGATCGGGGCGACGTCTTGGATGGAGCTCATAGCCGCGTCACCGCCAGTCCGACAGCGCGCTCGTAGCGGGGCATGATCTCCTCCACAGCCGGCCACACGTGCGGGAACGGCGGCTGGTCGTAGGCACGGCCGAGCGAGTCGATCCCGGTGAAGCCGAACTCGAGCCGACGGCCCTGCGGCTTGCTGGTGCCAACGTCTCCGACCAGAGCTCCAGCTTCGGTGTAGTAGCGCACGTTCCAGCTACGGCGGTAGTCGCCGGTCGGGGCGTTCGGTCCAGGTCGTCCGGAGGCCTTCGCTTGCACACGTGTTTGCAAGAGTTGCGAGTACGTGCGGGTGACCTCGTTGACACGAGGCTGCACCTCGACCGCTGCGACTCGAGCAGCGGACGCCAGCTCCTTCGCACCCTGCGCGACGACTCTCGTGAGAATCACCGAACCAGCTCCCCGTGGAGCGTTCGCTGAATCAGCATCGTCTTGGAGAACGAGTCGACGATCGTGTACTCCTGATCGACCAGCTGCGGATCACGTAGGGATGACACGACGCGAAGGATCGAGCCCAGCGGGACGGTCGGTGCGTCCCATGGGATGTCGATCCGACTCTCAGACATCACGAGCGGCTCGTCGCCACGCTCGCCGCTGTATCCGGTGCCAGGCGTACGCGAGATCCGACAGCGTCCTTCCAGCAGCCGATCGCTGTCCCCCAGGGTGTCAGGCCCGTAGACGATCGTGCTCGGCGGACGAACGAGGTCCCCGGTGTCGGGGTCCAGGACGCCGGTCGAGGCCGGAGCGAACGTGATCACGCACACGTCACTCATCAGCTCGAACACCGCGTCACGCGCCGGTCCGAGGTCCGGCCCCGTCTCAACCGCCACTGAGGTACTCCTTCAGGACAGCGATCGTCGCCTCGACCGGGTTCATCCCATCGAGCGTGTCCGGCCGGTCCAAGACCTCGCGAGTCAGGGCCTCCACGTCGATGCCACCAAGCCAGGCACTCATCGCTTCCGCGCCAGACTCCGCCGGCGTCACGACGACGACGCCCTTGCCTTCGATGGTGCCGCCAGTATGAGAGAGCTCGAGGATCAAGCGTGGAGGGTTGTTGCCTTCCGCGTCCCACACGGCGCGGTAGACGTTCTTTGTGACGTCCGCGCCGTTCACGACGACGCTGGCACGCAGCCCGTCGTGCTCGATCTTGAAGTCTGCCAACTCTGCGTCCACGGGTCATCTGCTCCTTGAGACTCGGCGGCGGCGTGCCGCCCGGCGCGCCTGCGCCTGTCGTCGTGCTGCATCCTGCGCGGCTTGCGCCCGCGTCTGCGATGGAGACACGCTACCACGTGCCTTGCGAGCGTCGGCAGCGGAGCGCAAGTCCGGTCGTGGACCGAAACCGCGTCGGCAGTTCGGATGCGACAGCGGGTGGCTCTGCGCCTCGGCCGCCGTGACGATCCTACCCAGGGCCTGCGCCGGGTCGCTGTGCGCGATCCAGCCGCAACCCGGGCCGTCGAACACCTCGAAGTACAGCGTCCCGTTCTCGACGGCGAAGTTGATGGTGCCATCGTTGTACGCGACGCCCGTCTTGGTTCGGATGGCCATCTCAGCGTACTCACCGAGCCCGTGGCGCGCTCCGTTGCGGTACGTGATGGCGGCGATCCCATTGTCCGCGAGGTCCTTCGCCAACGCAGCTGCCTGGCGCTGTGCGGTGTCGTCGATCGTTGCGCGGAGAGCACGCAGCTTCGCCGACTTGCGAATGAACGTCTTCACGTCCCTACGAACGTACCGCGTTGCGCTCAGGAGATCATCGTACAGGTCCACGGCGTGGCGCTTGAACGCTTCCTCGTGGAAGTTGGTCCACGTGAACTCACCCAGTGAAGCGGCGGTGGCCCCGGCCTCGTAGACACCAGGCATGACGTCGCGGATCCAGGTTGCGGTCGCCGCGTCGAGGTTGTCGAGCTGGAGCTCAACGATCCGTTGGAAGCGCAGGAGTCGAGCTCGCTGCGCCTCGCGACGAGGGTCAGCGACGATCCGCTGCTGCTGCTCGGAGATGAGCTGCCACACCGATCGGTACGCGGCTCGCAGGTCCTCGGACGCCGCTGCAGCCTCTCCGGCGCTGGCCATGCCCTACCGCCGAGCTCCTCGGCGAACGAGCTGCTGCGTGCCACTGGTGCTCGACGACGGATCGACGAGAACGAGGGCCTCGTTGTACCCGTTCAGCTCAGCAAGCTGGCGCTCGAGGCTGGTGATGTTGCTGGCCGTGGACTGTGAGTAGTCCCCGGCGACAGCGAACTGCGACGGCTCCGCCTGCAGCTTCGCGAGGCGCTTGCGCAGGACGGACACCACGACAGCCTTCGGGCTGCCGACTCGGTCGAAGATCTCGTGGAGATCGTCGTCGGTCGGAGGCGTCTTGTCCGAGATCCAGTCGCGGACCGTCGCAAGCTGCCCGGAGGTGAGGGTCACGACCGCAGCTCCTCAGCTCGATGGCGGATCGCGGCGAGGATCACCGCGTCGCTGGCGTCGGTTGGGAAGTGCTCGCCTGCGACGAGCTGCAGCCCGTTCGCGATGAAGAGCAGCTCGTCACGAGTGCTGGACTCGGAGGCGCCGGTCATCAGAGCGAGCATGTCGTTGCTGGTTGGGCCGGCGGTCACGTCCGCAGACTCGTTGGGTTCATCGCCTTCCCACACGCCCGGCATGGTGATCAGCGCCACGGCCCACTCCGGAACGTCATCGTCGGGGCCGAAGGTGACGGGCAAGAGGGTCGACGGGTCTCGGACCACCACGTGCGTTCGAAGCTTCATCGTCTTTCGTCTTTCCTTAGGAGTAGAAGAGCTGGTGGCCGGGGCCCGAAGGCCCCGGCCGGTCCGCTGCCCAGCGGGATCAGAACTGCGCGATCACCGTGGTGGTGGGGTCGGAGACGTCCACCTTGAGGGTGAAGAGCAGCTCGGAGTTGGGGACCACCGGGAGCGCCACGCCCGAGCCGACCGTGAAGGTCTGCACGGGGTGGTCGTTCTGGGTGACCACCGCGACCAGGCCGGAGGCCTGACGAGCGGTGATGTACCCCTTCGACGCCAGCAGGACGCCCTCGGCCGTCGGGCCATAGAGGGTCTCGCCGTAGCGCTCGGCCGGCAGCATCAGGACGTACTCCGGAGGGAGCACGTACTTCTGCACGCCGTTGTCCCGGACCATCGTGTCGTAGAACTCGATGGCGGGCAGGCCCTGCTCCTGCAGGACGGCCTGGATGTCGTCGAGGCGGACGCGCACGGGGACGTTGCCGCCGCCGGCGACGTAGTCCCGCACCTCGTCGTTGACCAGGAGCGCCGGCAGCCGCAGCGACGACATCACGATCTTGCCGATGCGGGTGCCCCGGGCGACCGCCGCCGCCTGGATCGCCAGCATGTCGGTGATCGGGGTCGCCGTGGCCTTGTTGGCCACGGTCCACGCCGTCGACACGGTGACCTTCTGGTCGGTGGGCATGCCGTAGTCCACCTCGAGCGCGAGTCCGTGCTCGTGGAGGGTGCACTTCCCGTCGATGAGGGTGTCGAACCGAGCGACCTCGATGCGGGCCTCGACGGCACGGATCATGCGCTCGGTGTCGTCGAAGATCGCGTTGACGATCTCGTCGTTCGAATCCCGCTCGAGGGCTCGGAGCCGAAGCCCCTCCTCCTCGGACAGCGCGATCTGCCGGGAGACCGGCGCGATCTCGCCTCGGATCCGAGCGACGCCCGGGCGACCGGTCATGGGAGCCGGCACGTCCCACGGGCGGTACTTGGCGATGTCGACGTCGGTGAGGCCAGAACGCTTGAGGGCGTACTCGATGTCATCGACGGTGCGGTTCGGCAACAGGGTGTTGCCGGTGAAGGTGTTGGTGAGCACCTCGTTCGCGAACCGGCGGGCGTAGCCCACCAGCTCGGTCGGGTCGGCCAGGTCATAGACGAGGGTCATGATCAGACCTCCCCTTCGAAGCGGATGTGCGGGACGTCGGCCTCAGAGGTCGACGGGATGGCGAACGGGAGCTTGGCCCGATCGACGACGCCCATCCAGAAGAGCGCGAACCCGGCGCGCCCGGTGGTGTTGGTGGGCTTGACCTGGACGTCGTTGAAGAGCAGACCTTCGAGGGTCTGGCCCGACTCGTCGTCCGCGCCGCCGGCGGTGCCGGTGGCGATGGTCACACCGGGGCTGGACCCGCCGGTGAGGGAGTTGGTGCCAACCGTGAGGGCCGGCACGTTCTCCTCGGCGAGGTCACCGGCGTACGTGACGGTGTAGGGGCCGCCGGTCGAGCCGGTGACCACGACGTTGCCCTCGCCCAGGATCGCCTCGAGGCGGCTCTGGACGGTGGCGGCCGACGCGTTGTGGTTGATGGTCGCGGTCGGGTCGTCGGCGAGCGTCGACGCGAGCGTGTAGTTGCCACCGGTCGGCGATCCCGTGATGGTGATCGTCTGGACCTCGGTGGTCGGGGGGTCGTGGGGCTCGAAGAGCCCGGTGGTGCTGTTGTACGCGACCGGCGTCCCCGAGGGGATGTAGCCGTTGGCCGCGTAGTACGAGCTGTCGAACGTGGAGAGGTCGAGCGTGCCGGGCCGGCACTGGTCGAAGCCGAGACGCGACTTCGCCCAGGACCGATCACCGTTGCCGAACGTCTCTTCGACGATGGCCAGGTCCATGAGGGACCCTCCTTGTGGTTGTGATCAGGATCAGGTCTTGCCGTGGCGGGACTCGAACCGGTCGTCAGCCTTCTTGAACCCGTCCACTTCCTTGGGTCGCTTGCGCTTCCCTCCGGGAGAGGCCGGCTTCGTGTCAGGCGTGGCGTCGTCGTCGTCGTCGTCGTCGTCGGCGTTGTCGGTTGCGAACAGGACCGGCCACCGCTCCTTGTAGGCGTCGACCGCGTCTGCGATCTCATCCTCATCGGCGCCCGGCTTCAGGTCGATCATGCGAGCCATCTCGGCCAGCTTCGTCCTGTCTGCAGGAGCGCCGACCGCGAGGAGCGCCATGCGGATGTCCGCCTGAAGCTCCTTGCGGGCGGCAGCGTCGGCAGCCGTCTTGGCCTTCGACTCGCGCTCGACGACTTCCTTGTCGTCGGGCCCAGTGTCGTCGTCGGCCTTCGGCGGCTTGGACGCGGAGCGCGCCTTGGTGATGAAGTCCTCAGCTTCTTCGATGGTGTCGAACCCCAGCTTCTCCATCAGCTCGCGGATCGCTGCCCGCTTGCCCTGGCGCTTCTCCTTCGCGCCGAAGCGCGTCAGATCGTCCTGGGTGAACTTCTTGGCGTCACCGGCGTCGTCATCATCGTCATCATCGTCGTCATCATCGTCACCGGCCGGGCCGTCCCCGCCTCGAACCTGAGGAACCATGCGGTGCAGGTCCTCCAGGTACCAGAAGCGATGACCGCCCAGACGAACGTCGATGGCGGCGGTGGTGGTGTCTGCTTCGGAGCTCGTGATCAAGGCGTGTCCTGTTCTTCCGATCCCGCGTGGTTCACAGGGCGGGTCCTGGTCCAGGTGATGCAGCCTGGTCTGCTGGTGTTCACGGTAGCACACCTCACGTGAGTTCGGGTGCCACCGGATCTGGGAGCGGCCCAGGACGTGCCCGACGACGCACATCGTCTTCGGGATCTTGGGCTGGTTCGTCCTCTTGACTTGGGAGATCGTCTGGGATCGGCATCCCGAGGTAGCGGAACGCCTCCCGCTCATCGCCGGTCGCTGAGGTGATGGTCTCGGCGCCTTCGAAGTCGGTCTCTCGGATGCGCCTGACCTCGTCGGCTGCGTTCTCAATCGGCAGCCCGGCCTCGACGAGCATCGCAACTGCGGTCTCGAGCGACACTCCTCGAGGCCGAGACTGCAGGAGGTTGGTGACGTTCTTGATCGTGTACTCGAGATCGCTCGGCAGGAACGCCCCGGGCTTCAGCGTCGGCCACTCTTCATCCTCACCAGGCTCAGCCGGCAGCCCTTCCACACCGATGGCTTGCTCGAGTCGGTGAGCGAACTTGAAGATGAGTGGGTACTTCTCCTCACGCACGAGCCGCATGCGGAAGATCATGGCGGTCAGCGGCGCGAACCCGAGTGCGAACGCCAGACCGGACGGAACCTCAGAGGGTCGAACGCGTCCGATCACCGACTCCGGCAGGTGGCTGTTGACCGCCAGCCGCGCAAGCAACTTGTCGAGGTACTTGATGAGCGCGTCGAGTGACTTGCTCGTGTCGATCGTTGAGAGGCTGCCGCCGAACACCGTGCCCGGGCCGTACGTCTCGACGCGCTTGCCATCGGTGTCTTCGATGGCGGCCAACGCGCCGTCTGCGGCGAGCGGCGGGAAGCCGGCAATGGCGGCGCCCTTCGCCAGGTCCGAGTCCGTTGCTTGGATCTCATCGAGAACCTGCAGCACAGTCGTCAGAGATGACTTGCCGAAGTGCTCGTCGTCATCGCGCAAGGTGTTGGGCAGGTGGACGATCGGGATGAAGTCGATCTTGAGGTCCACCTCCCGCAGCTCGTTGCCCGACGCGTTGGTGTACCAGCGTGCCTTCTGCAGCGGGAGCGTGTCGTAGTCCTGCGCTGGCTCCACCTCGAGGAGTGACCACTCTGCGTCGGAGTAGAGGCACGTGGTTGCACCGTCACGCTCCACGAGATCCCAGGTCATCCGTCGGATGTAAGACACGGGGTGCCCGCTGTCGTCGGAGCGCTCGAACTCCCAGGCAATGTGGACGCGGTCGGGGAACTCCTCGTTGCTCGAACCGTCGAGGATCGGGAAGTACGACCCGGGATCGAAGGTGCGCATGTACACGCGCTTCTTCACCCCGTCGGTCCACATCACGAGAACGCCGTCACCGAGCCCGATGGCCTTCTCTTCGAGCTGGTACACCTTGCGGGTCAGGTGCCACGTCTTGGCACGCTGGGTCGCCCAGCGCTCGAGGGCGTCGTTGGACGGGCACGTGACCGAGACGTCGTTCCCGAGGATCGCGGAGAGGATCGTGTCCACGATCACCTGTGCGTCGCCGAGCTCGCGCCGATCCTTGCGGATGTCCTCGTCGGCCGGCGCCAGGTCGAGGAAGAACCGGCTGACGTTCTCGAGGTACGAGGTCAGGATGACGTACGCGTTGAGCCGACGCCGCTGGTCGCCCACCCACGAGGCGATCGTGGTGGAGTTGACCGGCACCTGCCGCGACTTGAAGTCGAGGCCGGCCCAGGTGTCGAGAACGAGGTCGCGATCCACAAGCGCCTACCTTAGCTCGGAGGTCCGTCACTCACGTGTGCGGTCACTAACGGAACCACTTGGCGATGTCGTACTCGCTCCAGTCCCACGCGGGAATGCTGCCGAAGCCGTCTGGGAAGAAGTGCGATCCGAGTGACGTGGTCACGGTCGCGCCGGCGTTCTCCAGCACGGTGGCTGCCGCCGCGTACGGGACGACCTCGTCCGTGGTTAGGAGGTGTGCCTTGGTTCGGCTGCCGATGAGCGTCATCGGACCGGCGTTGGCCGCCGGGTTGCAGTCTGCGGCCGCCGTCAAGAAGGAGGCGCGATCCGTGCCGCCGTGAACGTTGAGCAGCGACTGCCGGATGGTCGTTGCGCCTGGCGCCAGCGACGTGTTCGCGAGCGTGGTGTCCCAGGTCGCTCCGAAGTCGGTGAGAGGTAGCAGGAGGTAGATACGACCGATCATGTTGGAGTTGCGCCACGCCCAGTTCAAGGCGTTGCACCCACCCATGGACGTGCCGAACAGGTGCACAGCCGATGCGTCGAGCCCATCGGCTTCGGCGGCATCCACCATGTCATCGAACGCGCCAAGACCGGTGCCACCTACGTCGGGGAACGTGTCGGTTGGGTGACCCCAGTTCGATCCTGTGAATGGGATGTAGAGCGTGTACCCGTTCGCGATGAGGAAGTTGAGGTACCCGATGCGCATCAGGTCGACGGTCTGAAGCGCGGTCTGGGCTTGAGGCCAACCGTGAGTGACGATGACCGGGTGCAGCCCATCCTGCGTCTTGCCAGCCAGGCGGTAGTACGTCGTGCCGCCGCGAACACCCAGGGTTGTGGTACGCGGCTTCCGAGGATGTAGGGTAGGCATCAGACCAGCTTCTGAACGAGGAGGTACGGGACCGAGCCAAGGGCTTCGAGCATCAGCAGCGACGCCGTCACGTCCGTGCTCGTCGTCCGGGCGGCAGCCACTCGAACCTGCACCGTGTCGCCGGGCGTCAGCGAAGCGAAGCCGGTGGGAGCCACGCCGTGACTGTTGTCGAGCGCAGCGACCCAGCCGAGAGCAAAGGCGGTGAGGTCGGTCAGCGATCGCTGCTGGCCAGTTGCCATGGTCTTCCAGGTGGTGCCGCCGTCCTTGGTGAACTGCAGCACAGCATTGATCGCGCGGGTGGTGCTGTTGGCGCCCTGGGAGAGGCTCACGGCACCGAACTCGGCGCGGATCACCCGACCGTCGTACTCGAACGGGTCGGAGATGAGGCCAACGATCCCGGACGGGGTAGTGCCCAACGTGAACGAGGACGAGGAGGTCGGGGTGAGGATGTCGGCGATCTCCGCGCCGGTTCGGACGTCGATGATCCAAGCGCCTGAGCCGAGTGGTCCGATCTTCAAGTAGCCGATGCCCTCGTCCTCGGCGTAGTACCGGAACCCGCTGGGGACGTCCTCCGGATCTGGGATGTCCGCGATGTCACCGGCGTCGGCGGCGATCGGCCCCTCGGGACCGGGCGGACCTTCCCGAACCACGATGGTGCCGCCGGACCCTGGGTCGGAGATGGTGACGTCGGAGAGGTCCAGCGTCCCGCCGGCCGGCACCTCGATGTAATACGTGGAGCCACCGGTGAACTGCTCGACGACGCGGTAGCTGAAGTCCGTCGGCTCGATGTCCGGGTCGTCCGTGGCCGGCAGCGTGACCGACAGCTCGCCGTCCTCGTCGATGTCGGCGGAGATGGTCTCTCCGATGACGATCGTGTCAGTCGCGGGACTCACGAGCCGTCCCACGACGGGAGTGAAGAGCAAGAAGCCCTGCACCGGGTCGCCGGTCAGGTCAACGAACTTGCCGGTGACCGTTCCGGTCTGGAAGTCTGCGGGCAGTGCCATCGGATGAACGCTCCTTACAACGTGGCGTGGCCACTCTTGACGATGACCCGTCCTCGGGCCACCAGGGACCGTCCGTCGGTCGACGTGCCGGTGATGACGTCGTACTCGCCTACGCCGTCTGGGAGGTTCCGGCCGATGGACGCCGGCACCGTGACTCGAAGGGTGCCAGGCGCAGGCACGCTGATGCCATCGCCGAGGGTGACCTGCACGGTCTGCCCCTCGACGGTGAAGGCGGCGGCGGCGGCGGTGACGCCCTGCGTTGTGGCCTCGAACTCGTGGGTCGAGTCCGCGTTCTTCACGATCACGAAGGTCGGTGCGATCATCGACGTCCTCTCCCTCGTCGGTCTCTCATTGTCGACACGGTGCCGGTGACGACAGACGGTACCATAAGCTTCGTAAGCGCCCACACCAGGGCGTCGAGTCGGTCAGGTGAGTCCTCGTTGCCCTCGGGATCCCAGGTCGTAAGCTCCTCCTCGAGATCCTCGAGGCCGTTGCCCACGTGGTGGACCTTGCCCTGCTGGTAGAGAGCGGCGACGGGCTCGGCGCGCAGCACCTTGCCACGCGTCGCCGTGACGTCTTGGATCGGCGCGTTGGGTCGGATGGTGCGCAGGTTCGAGATGACGAGGTCACCGCCCTGGTTCTTCTCCACGACGATCCGGTCGGCTCGCCAGTCATCGAACGCCTTGATGACCTGAGTCCCCCACTCCAGCGGCGTGCCCTTCGTCGTCCGGTCGTCGAGCACGAGCGCGTGTGGCCCGTCCGCCTTGTGGCAGAAGGGGCAGGGACCTCGGGTCTTGGCCACGACGATGATGCCGGTCTTGTTGCTACTCGCCTTGGACGACACGGCGGGGTCGACGCCGACCAGCGTCCTCCCCATGACGTCGAACGGCTCCGGCACGAGGTAGTCCTGCAGTCGGTACTGGTGGATGTCCTGCGCCGTCCAGAGGGCGCCTTCGAAGTCGTCCAGGATCTCGCCGCGCAGCTCCTGGCGCCCGAGGCGGGTCCCCTCGTAGGCGGTCTTGAGCTCCTGCAGCGCCGCACGTGCCAGGTTCCGTGCGTTCTCGTACATCGAGCCGGTCGTGATGATCACGCCGCCGTTCCGACGCTCCGCTCGGGCACGGAGGTTGCGGAGGAACTTGAGAGGCTTGGGCGTGGTCGTGATGATCACCTGCGGGTTCTCTCCGAGGCGGAGCCCGAACATCATCATGTCCCAGGTGTCCTGGAGGTACTCCCACGCGGCGAGCTCGTCCGCCCAGGCTCGGTGGTGCTGCGGGCCACGAAGACGCTCCGGCTTCTCCGCTGAGAAGATCTTCATGCGCGAGCCGTTCGTCAGCACCAGCTCGCCGATGGATCGGTTCCAGTCCTCGAGGAGGCTGGCCGGCAGGATCCCGAGGATGCCGGACTCGCCCTCCACCATGGTGTCACGGCCGTCCGTGAACGTGGGCGCCACCAGCGCGATGCGGCACCCTGGGTTCTCGAGGGCGAACTTGATGACGTCCTCGGCCCCGGTCCGCGTCTTCCCCCACCCGCGTCCGGCGAGGATCAGCCAGATCTGCCAGTCGCGGTGGCCTCGGGCGTCGAGCCAGTGCGCCCGCACCGGAGCGACGGGGTCCTCGTCGGGATCGAGCGTCAGGTCGTGCTCCAGCGCGTACGCCTGGGCGGCCTCCTCGTTGGGAAGGGCGACCAGGACCTCATCGAGGAGAGGCTTGCAAGCCGCGCCGGTCGTGTCGTCACACAGCGCGTGCGGACCGGGCGTCCGCTGCTTGGGCCGGGACTTCAGCAGCCACCGGTACCGCACCTTCGCGGGCAGGGGCAACGCGGCGACCTGCTCGGCGGTGAGGATCGGCACCCCGTCCTCCCGGATCCGCACGGGAGTCTGGGTCGTCACGGCGCGTGGATGTCTTCGACGCTCCGCCAGACGCCTCGCTCGAGGTACCCGTGGTAGGAGTAGGCGGCGACGGACCCGGGAGCGGCTCCTCGCACGCCCGCCCACCGGATGCTCGGCGTGACGGTGACCGTTCCGTCGTCGTGGTGCGTGACTCGGAACGGCGGCTCGGGCAGCGGGAGGGCGAAGGGCGCCCCCGGCGGGCGGACGAGGGTGACGCCGGTGGCGGGATCGGTGACGTGGGCGGCGTCGGGGCAGGTGAAGCGCAGGCGGGAGTCGTAGCGGAGCTTGGTCACAGGTCCTCCATGACGAGGTCGAGGCCGAGGTCGAGGAGGCCTCGAGCCCGGTGCTCGGCGAGGTTGTCGTTGGAGACGCAGATCTCGTAGCTGGTCCGCTCCTCGTCGGCGGGGTTCAGGGAGACGGTCTCGAACACGCAGATGAAGTCACCGAGG